ATGTCTAAAGCCCACCCACTGGGAACCTCCCTGCAGGCTTCCTACCTCCTGGCCCGCCAGGAGAAAAAATTCACGATGGACATGCCAGAAGAGCTGCATGCCAAGCTAAAGCAGATCGCAGCGTTCAGCCGCAAGTCCGCCAAAGACCTGATGCTCGAAGGCCTGACCGACTACATCATCCCGAAGTACACCAAAATGCCAGAATGAGGAGATTCCATGAATAAAAGCCTGGCGAGGCTGCGCCGGCTCTCTGTCGAACACGCTAGCACCGGCACTGCGGAAAGCAGGGACTACGCTATCGGAATGTTCATCCAGGAGCTGACCGGAGTCGTCTGCGAGGAAGTAGTAGACGCAACCTCAGACGGGGTGCTTTACACCCTCTACTCCGACTGGGCCGGTGCGGTCATTCGCGGAGAGGGGCCATCTGACCGGCGCTGCCGGCTGGTGAGTGCCATCACCGTATTCCCGAAAACACAGCTCACCAGAGCAGCAGAGCAGAGCAACGTCGTCCAACTATATGGCTGACATCGACGAGAAGGTCGTCCAATACACCCTGCAGTTCAGCCGCCAATGCAAGCTGGACGTGGATGAGCACGCCCTGCGTGACAACATCTACAGGCATCTCCAGGTCGCCCGATCGGTAGTCACCGAAGCTACCCTGGAGCGTATCGGTCATGTCCACCTATCCGTCATGATCAACACCGCCGCCCGGTACAACCTGTCCCTCGCCGAGGTGATGATGGAAGCCGTGCGTGCCGGCTCACAGCCAGTCGCCCCACTGTGTGTGGCGGTAGAGGCCCGCAAGACCAGCGTCAAGCGCATATCAAAGCGCCCCTCCCTCCACGTCGTAAAATGAGCCGTTGACGGTCGAAGACCGCTGCCGGTAGCATCGCCTCTTGCGCCAAACCTTATAAGAAGAAAACGTACTGCACAATAACCTGTATTTACAGGTATACAGCATTACATAAGGATATTCACATGATCTTCAATTCAGACCAGAAAGCCGCCATCTCAAGGGCGGTCTCCGGGTTTCTTGAGCAAGACCTGGCCGGCCTCACCATCGTCGGCGAAGGCGGAACAGGAAAGACAACCTGCGTTATGGCCATTGCCGACCAGCTGCTCCAAGCCGGCCTGAAGGTGCTATTCACCGCGCCTACCAACAAGGCGGTAAAGCAGCTTGAGAAGTCAGCAAAGCGGTACGGCCTCAGCCTGAACAATGTCGCGTTCCAGACGCTGCACAGTGCGCTCGGGCTCGCCCTGCTCCCGTCAGAGGAGAACAAGTACGCCCACCGGCTGGGCCGCGGCGTGTTCCCGATCTTCGACGTCGTGGTGGTTGACGAGGCGTCGATGCTGAGCAAGCGAGTGCTGTACGACTACCTGCTGCCGGACGCTGACGAGCACAGCTGCAAGCTGCTGCTGATGGGCGACGACATGCAGCTGCCGCCGGTGAAGGAGAAGGAGTCGATGGCCTTCAAGGTGTTCGACACTGTTCGCCTGACCCAGGTTGAACGCCAGGCATCTGACAGCAACATCCTCACCTTGAGCGGCCTTCTGCGCACGGCGATGAGCAGCAACAAGCCGTTCGTCTCACCCCAGATCCAAGGCAACGGGGTTGAGGTGGTCAAGTCTGCCGACTTCATGAAGGTCGTTGTCTCGGCCTTCACAGAGGACACCGACCTCGATGAGCAGCGGGTCCTTGCCTGGTCGAACGCCAGGGTAGACGAGATCAACTCGGCCATTCGCCAGAAGCTCTACGGCCGCGCCGCACCGCGCTTCGTGGAAGGGGAGCGTGTCGTCACCGGCGCGCCGATCGGGGACGGCGAGGTGATCCAGCTCAGCACTGATGAAGAGTGCATCACCCACAGCGTGAGGGAGTCGACGCTGGATGATGACGAGACCGGCCAGTCCTATCGCACCTGGATGCTGGTGTTGAACCCGCTCCATGCCGAAGTCAAGCAGGTCTTTGCCCACGTCCTGCACGAGAGCGAGACCGACCGCTACTGGGACCGCCTCAACCACCTGGCCGCCATGGCGAAGAAGCACCCGCAAGAAGCCAGGATGCTCTGGGCCAAGTACCACAACTTCAAAGAGATGTTCGCCACCATCCGCTACTGCTACTGCATCACGGTCCACCGATCGCAGGGCAGCACCTACCGGAAGGTGTTCGTCGACCTGAACAACATCCTCAAGAACAACATCCGCGCCGAGCGGCAGCGACTCGCCTATGTGGCGTTCAGCCGGCCGAGCGAGGAGCTCCTTATCAACAAAGGCAAGTACGTCGCTTGACCGCAGGACCAAGAAAATTACGGGAGAGGCCCCATGCAGATTCAACAAGTAGCCGAAACAGACGCGCCCGCCCCGGTAAAGAGGATCGACTACGCGGCCCTCGCTGAGCATTACAACGCCCTGGAAGTGGGAAAAACGCTGAAGCTCGACCAGGTCTACAACATCACCCTTTTCCGCCAAGCACTCGTGCGCCGCGGCCTCGGAGACGAAGATGTCGAGGTCTACCAGCGCAAGGGCAACTGCTTCATCACCAGAAAGACCGAAACCCTGATGGCGTGAGGGTGCCATGTACCATTTCCTGCAGTTCAAACCGAACGCGAAGGAACCGTGGCGCCTCTACGATGAGCGGCAGCTCTCAGGACTGGAGCAGCCGCCGGCCTTCATGACAGTCCTGTCCGTCGACCAGGACCCGGAGAACTTCGCCGAGAACGGCGAGGATCCGCTCGAGCACGTCAAGTACATGGGCCCCATGTACTTCGACTTCGACGGACCTGACCTTGACGCAGTGCTTGAGTCGGTGCGGAGCGTGCTGACCCAGCTGACCAAGAAGCTGGACATCGACAAATCGTTCATCCACTGCTGGCTATCCGGCAAGAAGGGTGTGCACGTAACGGTGCCGGCGAAGGTCTTCGGCCTGAAGGCGCCGATGAAGGCGCTTCCGCTGGTCTACCGGGAGATCGCCGAGACCTTGAAGGTAGAGCACCTGGACATGGTGGTCTACTCCGGCGGCCGGGGCCGCATGTGGCGCTGCGAGAATATCCAGAGGCCTACTGGCACCTTCAAGGTCGGAGTGACCTTCGACGAGTTGATGGGCATGGACAGCGAGCAGTACGCCACGCTGGTCGCCCAGCCGCGGCCGTCGATGGCGCTTAACGAGCCAGCTGACTCGGTGATCTTTCCGAAAGCAGAGGCGCTTTTCAAAGCGGCGAAGCTCAGGGCCCAGAAGCGTGTGCGGGCGATGAAGTCAGCCACAGTGGTGCCAAAGGAGAAGCTCAGCGCCCTGACGGCCGTCCCAGGCTGCATCGAAAAGCTGATCACCGAGGGTGACGCCCCTGAGTCGAACTGGAACCAGGCGGCCATGCAGGTTGCGGCCTACGTGGCTGCCCGGTACGAGAGAGACGAGGCTGACGAGTACAACGAGGACATCGTTGAACCCTTCGTGAAGAACGTCGACAGCAGCTCGAGGCCTTCGGTAAAGGAGCGCCGAAAGCACGTCGAGCACATGCTCAACCGCGCCTTCACAGGCCGGCTGAAATTCCTGCAGGGCCCTTTGATTGCCACGATCGGCAAGCCGTGCGGACACTGTGTGATCTGCCGTGGCGACATGTCCGCTGAGCAGGCTGAGCAAGGCAAGGACGACGAAGACGACTTCGACCCTCGCACGGGGATTCGGGCGACGGCCATCGGTTATTTCCTCGAAAACGAGGGTGCCGGCCGCAAGCTGACCACCTTCACGTTCTGGCCGCACACCGAGGTCTACGACCTGGAGGACGTCTCGTCCGAGCAGGTGCAGTTCAAGGAGTCACCTCGCCGGGCCTACATCGGCACGCTGATCGACGACCTTGGTCAGCCGAGCGAAGACTTGGAGATGCCGGAAGACGCATGGTCGTCGAAGCGCTCGCTGATCCACGCGGTGAAGGGGCGCAACAACGCAACGGTTCAAGCATCTGATGCGGACATCCAGAACCTGCTCCGGGCAATCCAGGAGCTTGGGCGCCGCAAAGCAGACCAGCAAGGCAAGGAAATCGAGAAGATGGTTCGCACCCACCTCTGTGGGGTGCTGTTGGATCGCCGGCGTGACAAGACAGCTGCCCACTATGTCGAGGACGCAGGATCATGCACCTCGTCCGGGAGGGTCAGCCGGTATTTCTACAGTGGTGACCCCAAACAGTCCCCCAAGCTGTTGTCCGAGGACTACCCCTACGAGGACGACACCGAGCTGGAAGAGGCCATCTACCACCTCACCAAGGTGAACGAGCCTCACAGCGTCGGGGCCATCATCGGCTGGCACGTCGCCTGCCACTTCCGCGAGCACATCCAGTTCAACGAGGTGCAGTTTCCTTTGCTGAACATCAGCGGGAACGCCAGCGCCGGGAAGACCTCGCTGGCGATCCTGGCGAGCTTCCTGAACGGCATGGACTACGGCAAGGCCGACTTCATGAACGTCGAGGTCTCGACTATCTACCCGCTGGTCCGCTACGTGTCGAGCAGCAGCACCGTCCCGCGCCTGGTTGAGGAAGTCAACCCGGCCAACATCGGTGCGAGCACCTACGGAAAGATCCTCGGCATCCTGAAGGCGGCCTGGAACAGGGCGCCTGTGCCGCGAGGAAAGCTGAACGACAAAGGTGTAGCGGTATCCGCCGACCGGGTCAGTTCTCCGATCGTCTACACCAGCGAGCAGACCGCTACGGTACCGTCCCTGCGCAGTCGTACGGTCGAGGTCAAGCTCACCTCGAAGGCGCTGATCAAAGAGGAGTACCGCACCCACTACGCCGAGTCGGCCAAACGGCGCCACGCACTGTTCCGGATGGCCAAAGCGCTGGTCACCCAGGCTGTAAATATGGCCCCCGAGCAGGTGCTGGAGATCTTCGAGAGCACCTCCCACCTGGTTCCAGACAGCATCGGCCCGCGACCGAAGTGGGGATACCAGACAACCCTCACAGGGCTGGCCCTACTGGCCAAGACGATGGACGACTACCAGGTGCGCGGCCGGGAACACGTCGACGCCCTGTTCGACGCACTGGCCGGATTCCTCAGCAACAACGCGGGCGAGATGGAGAAGGAGAAGTCGATCTCCGAGGTTGACCGTGTGCTGGGAACGCTGAACCAGATGGCGGAAGACCCGGAGGACCGCCAAACCGGCCTGCGCCCTGGCGACCACTATTGGCGCCAGGGCGACTCCTTGTTCCTGGTGATCTCGTCGTGCCTGCCGCGCTACTGCCGCTATGCCAAGACGCTGGGCGACATCCCGGTGATCAGGGAAACCAGGCAGATGACCAGCCTGCTCGAGGGCGAAGTGTATTTCGACCGGAAAGAGCAACACCCCCACAAAGAGGGCGTCGACGTCCACGTCATCAGCCTTTCGGCCGTGCGAGGCAAAGGCACCCCTCTGACCAACTTCCAAGATGAGACCGAGCCAGAGGAAGTCTGAGCCGTCAAGAAGTAGCCGGGCGAGAGCCCGGCAGGAGTAAGAAAAATGCGAAACGCTGACCCGGTTGACGAAGCCGCTGACGTTGCCGTTGAGAACCTCGAGCGCGACATCGAACGGGCCCTCATGAGCGCCCCTGCCCCGCTCCCGCCGAAGGGCTTCTGCTACTACTGCGACGAGCCACTGCCAGGCGGCCTGCGGTTCTGCGACGAATTCTGCCGCGGGGACTACGACTACCTCATGACCCGGAGAAAGGTCAATGGCATCAAGCCTTAGCGATCTGATGCTCGCCAGCGGGGTGACCAACTACCCCGTCTGGTTCGATAAGGTGCAGCTGCCGTTCTGGCCGATGCCGCACCAAATGGAACAGGTCAAACAATACGCAATGAATATGAGGTTCATGGATGCGTCTGACCCTGGCTGTGTTGACGCGGATACCGAGTACCTGACGCCGACAGGGTGGAGACGAATCTGTGACTACCGAGAGGGAGACCTGGTAGCCCAATTCCACCCTGACGACAGGACTATGTCCTTCGCGCAACCACTTCGCTACATCAGCGAGCCCTGCGACATGATGTACCACGTCAACCCCCGATCTGGGCCTGAGATGATCCTCAGCCCGGAGCACCGCGTTCTGCACTTTGGGCAAGACGGGATAAGGTACAGGACAGACAGCATGGAGAGCGTTAAAGAAATCCATGAACGGCATGTGAACGGGTTCCGTGGGTATATCTGCACCACCCCAGCATACAGCGGCACAGAGAGAATCCCCCTTTCCGACGAGGAGCTTAGGGTTCAGATCATGGTGTGCGCGGACGGCCACTTCACGGCCGGAAGCGGTACCCGCTGCAATGTGAGAGTCCTCAAAGAGCGAAAGAAGGTCAGGTGCAGGCAGCTCCTAGAGGCCGCCGGGATACCCTTCAAGGAGTACAGCGCGCCGAGAAAGTACAGCGTTTTCACTTTCTACGCGCCACAGCGAGAGAAGTCATTTGTCGGGTGCTGGTGGAAAGCTCCAGAAGATCAGAAGCTTGTCATATTGGACGAGGTTCAGCACTGGGACGGAACCGCCTGCTCGGGCGGATCGTTCAAGTTCACCACCACACTACGGGAGGATGCAGATTTCATTCAGTTTGCGGCGGTTACCTGCGGCCGGAATGCCAGGGTAACAAGGCGCTGGCACACCATCGGAGACCGCTCTTTCTTCGAGTACAAGGTACACGTCTCGAGCGTAGGGCGCCTTCAAGGGTTTTACAGCAGTGAATCGAAAACCGAAATCACCCAGGTGGTGCCAAAGGGCCGTAGAAAATACTGCTTCACCATGCCTTCGGGGTTTCTGGTCCTGCGCTGCAACGGGAGAGTTTTCACGACAGGCAACTGTGGAAAAACGTTTCCCGCGCAAATTCACGCAGTGCTGATGGCGTCCCTGGGAAACAAGGTCGTCTTCTCGATGCCACCGAAGCTGATCGTCCAGTTCTACGAGGAGCTGAAGGACTTCTTCGTGGGCATCGGCAACCACCTGAAAGTCGCACACCTCGACGTGCCGGCGGCGCAGAAAAAGAAGCTGATCGACGAGTGGGACCGTACCGGCTGGCCTGACATCCTGATCATGTCCTACGACATCTACCGGGTGCTCAACGACCGCTCCCCCACCAAAGCGATCGGCCAAAACCTCTGGTTCAGGCAGGACGGCAGCCCCTACTTCAAGGCCGCCGGCGAGCCGTACGACCGCACAGCGACTCCGTTCACCAAAGACGGCCGGGAAATCAACAGGCGGGGCCGGGCGCGTAACCCGTTCCAGTTCAAGCTCAAACGGTCTGGCTACAACGTGCTCTTCTTCGACGAGGCCCACGCGCTGTGCGGGACCGACTCGATCCTTTCGACCTCAGTCGCCGAGATGAGCGCCCAGCTCGGCGACGAGGTGGCTGTCTACCTGATGACGGGTACCCCTGTCCCTACACACCTCGAGGACGTCTACGGAATCATCCGTCTGATCAACCCTGGTGCGTACAGGAACAAGGCCGCGTTTGAGCGTCAACACTGCGAGATTCAGACCTTCTCTGTGAAAAACGGCAAGAAGGAGGTCAAGGTCAAGAAGGTCGTCGGGTACCAGAACACTGAGAAGGTCTACCAGGCACTGTACAAGAATGCCCGCCGCGTCCAGAAGCGCGATGTGATCAACATGCCTGACCCCTTGGTCACCCAGCTCAAGGTCCACCTTTCGGGCGCCCACAAGAAGCTCTACAAGAAGATCATCAACGACCGGTTCGCCATCCTCGGAGACAAGGTCCTGATGCCTGACAACCAGAGCGCATTGCGGCACCTGGCCCTGCAGTTGATCAGCTGTCCGGACGAGTTCGATCAGAGCCTCAGTATGGAGAACGACCTGGCCAAGGCCTGCGACACGCTGCTGGACAGCATCAACCCTGGCAACCACAAGGTCATCCTCTTCGCCTATTACAAGCGGACGATTGACTTCCTGGCGAAGCGCTACGCGCACTGGAACCCTGCGGTGCTGTACGGCGGCTCCGATCGCGGCCAGGTGGAGAAGTTCAAGACAGATGCGAGCTGCCGGATCTTCATCATCAACTGGATTGCTGGAGGTGCCGGCCTGAACCTGCAGTGTGCCTCCCACAGCATCTTCTACGAGTGTCCGACCTCGCCCAAGGACGCCAAGCAGGCCATTGCCCGCACCGATCGCAAGGGCCAGGAGAACATCGTCAACGTCTACTTCCTGCGGGTCGTGGGAACCCTACTCGACAGGAACTTCAAGAACCTCCTCAAGAATGAGGAGGAGAACAACCAGATCGTGCGGGATCGGAAAGATCTGCTGTACGAGCTGCTCCGCTGAGCCTGCTCAGCTGTGTTGACGGCCCGGGAACCGGCCTGTATAAAGCAAGACCCGTATTGCTGTATTTCTGTAGATACAGCACATCGGAACCCATACCGACACTGTAAAAGGATCCTGACCATGGCACTCATGCGCCCCCAAGTTGCACAAACCGAAGTCAATACTGAAGCCCAGGAAGAAAAACTGAACCAGGCCGGTGTACAAGCCACCGCAGCCGAAGCCCCGGCCGAGGCGGAAGCCGTATCCACTGCCGCCGCGGTTGAAACCAGCGAGCCGATGACCGAGCAGGGTGTCGCCGCAACTCAGGCTGTAGCCGTCGCTGAACCCGCTGAGCAGAAGGCCGTGTCGGTCACCGAGCAGCGCACCAACGCAATGGCACAGTTCTCTCAGGAGCAGGCCGCGGCCGGCTTCGAGGGTCTCGACCTCACCGGCATGTCCTTCGACCGCGTCAAGATGCACGAAGGCAAGTTCCTACTGGGCAGCGAGGAAGCTGAACTTGGTACCGAGTTCGACTGCGTGATCCACAACACCCGCCGCCTGTACGTTGTTCGCCAGAGCACCGACCAGGACGCCGAGTCCTACTACTCCTACGACTCCACCGGTGCCACCTTCACCGATGGCAGCTCGGCTACCGAGAAGCTGCAGGAGTGGCTGGACGAGGGCTACGGCGGTGAAGACGCCCCGCTCGACATCAAGGAATACCTCGAGGCCATGGCCACGCTGGTCAACCGCGACGACGAGTACGACCAGCAGATGGTCATGCTGAGCATCCCGCCGGCCTCCAAGGCCCGCCTCGCCGGCGCAGCTGCCCAGGCCTACACCAAGATGCGCGGCGCCCGCCTGGATCAGGTGGTGACCCAGTGTCAGGTGGGCAAGAAGGTCGGCGAGGGCACCAAGGCGTTCCGCCCGTGGGTCTTCAAGATCACCAGCCGCTACGAAGGCTGATTGATCGGTCGTAGCTCAAAAGCCGCCGAGGTGTAAAAGCCAGGCGGCTTTTTAACCCCTCAGGAGAAAGACATGACCCGCCAACTGAACGGCCACAAGGTCAACCCAGCCAACGATGTCCTCGAGATTACCGTAGCAGATCAGCCGGGTAGCGGCGGCGCCAACCACTCCTACCTGCTCAGCGGTGCCAATCTGCTGTCCAACCCCAGCCACCCCAAGCACGGCAGATACCTCAACGCCAAGCAGTACCTGGATGAGAACCCCAACCCTAATCCAGAAATTGCGCTCCACTTCCGGCACACGGTCAACAAGAAAGATGACCTGCTGCTTTTGTTCCAGAACGGCCCGATCCAGGAAGCTGGTGTAAACGGGATCACCCACGAGGCGCTGCTGGAGGTCCTGATCGACCGCCTCAACGGCTTCCAATCCGGCCCCTTCGCCTGCCAGGCGAACGCTGACTGTCTGGACCACCTCAAGGCTGCACAGGAAACCCTGCTCAACCGAACCCGCGAGCGGATGGCTCGGGGGGTTGAAGGCAGCCACAAGGCGTAGAAACGCCACCCAACCACCGTAAATTCAAGGAATTACACAATGTTCGGATTCAAGAAGAAGCTGTTCGGCGCCAAAGTAGCTGCCAAGAAGATCGAAAACCGTGACCTCATGCAAGCCATTGTGGGCGGCTGCCTGCTGGTCGCAGCTGCTGACGGCGAGATCAGCAAAAACGAGGCGGCTCAGATCGACATCCAGATCCGCGCCAATAAGAACCTGGAGCACTTCGGCTCCGAAATCACCTCGACGGTGAACCTGTACACCGAGCAGCTGCAGGCCGGCTTCCGCCTGGGCCGCATGAACATCATGCGCGAGATCCGCGACATCAAGAACAACCCGGCCGACGCCGAGGAAGTGTTCGTCAACATGCTGACTGTTGCCGAAGGCGACGGTGAGATCAGCGCACCGGAAATGAAGGTCCTGGCTGAAGTCGGCACCGAGCTTGGCCTGCGCCTGAAAGACTTCGGAGTTGAGGCGTGAAGGTCAACAACCCGCTTCAGCGCGCCGGGTGGGTCGGAGCAGCCGTCCTCGCAGTGTTCGTCCTGATCACTTGGACTGGCGGAGCGTTGCTCAGCTGGGGCAGCTGCGCCTGGTACGGCTACCAGACCGACCGCGAGACCCGCTATGCCGCCTTTGTCGGCTGCATGGTGCAGGTCGAGAACCGCTGGGTACCGCGCAACGAGCTTCGCCTCGTTCAGTAAGATGGGAAGCCGCCGAGGGGTTGCCGGCGGCTTTTTTCGCATCACAAACCTGTATTTACAGGAACCAGAATGAACGTCGACTACATCGACCACATGGGCAGCGACGATCGGATCGTCGACGCCGCCCGGGTCTCCTTCCACAAGGAAGCCTCCAACTACTCGCCGGAGCAGAACAACAAGCTGCTCACCTACCTGGCCACCCACGGCCACTTCACACCGTTCACTCACCCGCAGATCACGCTGCGCTACACCGTGCCGATCTTCGTCGCTCGGCAGGAGTTCAAGCACATCGTGGGATTCACTCGGAATGAGGTGAGTCGCCGGTATGTGGACGACACCCCAGAGTTCTTCAAGCCGGAAGTCTGGCGCAGCCGCCCCGAGGGCGGGCTGAAGCAGGGCAGCGGCGGAGCGCACCACAGCAGCGATCGCCACGACGATGCCTACGGGGCATATCTGGCCTACGCAGAGCTGATCTACAACAACATGATTCAGGATGGCGTCGCACCCGAGCAGGCCAGAATGGTCCTGCCGCAGTCGATGTACACCAGCTACTACGTCACCGGCAGCCTTGCGGCGTTTGCGCGCTTCTACAACCAGCGCAGCGACAGCCACGCCCAGGTCGAGATCCAGCAGCTGGCCGAGCAGGTCAACGAGATCATTGCTCCGCTGTATCCAGTGTCCTGGGCCGCCCTCACCGGCAAATGAATCCCTCCTGGCACGAGGGGTGCCGGGAAAGAAGAAGCGAAGAAAAATGCCACTAAGTCAGATCGAAACCCCCACCGACTCATACGTTGCCCGGTACCCCTGGGCGACAGAGATGGCCATCGAGCAGCAGTCTATCTTCTGGCCCGCTGAGGAACTCGGCGTGGAACGCGATGAGAACGACTTCCGCACCCTGCTCAACGAGGCCGAGCTGCACGGCGTCCTGACTGCTCAGTCGATCCTGACGCAGTACGAGCTGATGATCGGCGGCGATGAGTTGTGGGGCGGCAAGATTGCCAGGCTGTTCCCGCGGCCAGAAATCCAGCGGATGTGCGCCTGCTTCGCCAACGTCGAGCTGGGCAGCCACGCCCCGTTCTACGACCTGGCCAACAAGGTGCTCGGTAAGGCCACCGACGAGTTCTATGAGCAGTGGAAGACTGACCCGGTGCTGGCCGATCGCATCGCGTTCGTCAACGAGTGCACCGCCAGCGACGACGCCCTGGAGGTCACAGCTGCCCTGGCGTTCCTGGAAGGCTCCGTGCTGTTCAGCGCGTTCGGCTACTTCAAGGGCTTCAACAGCCGCGGCTTCAACATGATCTCGCACTTTGTCTCCGGCATCGACGGCAGCGCGAAGGACGAAAACTTCCACTCGATCGCATCGGCCCGCCTGTTCCGCCAGTGCAAAGCCGAGCGAATCGCCGCCGGCAACCACAGCCCTGAGCAGGACGCGAAACTGCGCGAGAAGATCCTCTGGATGGCGAGGGTGGTCTGGGAGCATGAGCAACTGATCACTCGTAAGCTGTTCGAGATCCCGGGCAATCGCGTCGTCACCGAAGAAGAGCTGCTCTCTTTCACCCAGGACCGCATCGACATCGTCCTCAGCCGGCTGGAGATGCCGCCGATGTTCGGCCACGAGAAAGGTGTGATTTCCAGCTGGTTCTACCAGCAGCTTTCCACCGTCAAGGTGCCGGACTTCTTCGCCAACACCCAGCTCCAGTACACCCGCAACTGGGCTCGACATCGCCTCACCTTCCGCCCGGAGCTAGCCCATGGCGTTTGAAATTACAGGCGGCGCGGACGACGCCACCATCCAGAAATTCGAGCAGCTCTCCATCGAGCGCAAGCGACTGCAAGAGCTGGGATCGCTGCCAAGCTGGTACACCACCCAGGCCTGGCAGATGTTAAAGCAGAAGTACGCAGTGCCCGGCGAGGACGCTGTCAGAGGCCGTCACCGCACGATTGCCAAAACGCTGGCCCGCCACATGAAAGGCCGCGAGGCCGAGTGGGAAGAGAAGTTCTTCAGCGAGATGTGGGACGGCATTCTCTCCCCCTCCAGTCCGGCGCTTGCGAACACCGGCACCGACCGCGGCATGATGGTCGCCTGCTCCGGCCAGGTGATCGATGACAGCGTGTACGGTTTCTACACCGCCATGCGCGAAACCGCGTTGCTGTCGAAGTGGGGTTTCGGTACCAGCGCTGACTTCAGCGGCATCCGGCCGCGCGGCACGCCGATCAGCAAAGGCGGAAAGGCCAGCGGCGCCGTGGAGGTCATCAACGACTTCTTCACCACCGCCGGAAAGATCAGCCAAGGTGGTGCCCGCCGCGGCTCCATCGGAGCCTACCTCGACATCGAGCACGGCGATTGGGACGAGGCATGCGACTCGCTCGCCGCTGAGCCCAACGGCAAGAACTACGGCTGGATCATTCGTGACAGCTTCGTCGAGAAGCTAGAGGCCGGCGACGAGGACGCCAACCGACGCTGGACCAAGGCGCTCTACACCAAGCTGATTACCGGTAAGGGCTACGTCTTCTGCATCGACAAGGCAAACCGCCACCGCCCGCAGATGTACAAGGACTGGGGCCTCGATATCAAGGCCACCAACCTGTGCTCCGAGATCATGCTGCACTCGAGCCCGGAGCTGACCTACAGCTGCATCCTGGCTTCGCTGAACCTGGTGCACTGGGACCGTATCAAGAACAGCGAGTCGGTCTTCATCGCCACCGTGTTCCTGGACTGCCTGTGTCAGGAGTTCATCGAGAAGAGTGCCGGCGTAGCAGGCCTCGAGAAGGTGCGTGAGTTCACCATCCGGGGCCGCGCCATCGGCCTGGGCGTCATGGGCTTCCACACCTACCTGCAGTCGAAGGGCATCCCGTACATCGGCCTGGAGGCGCAGTTCCTCTCGACCGAGATCGCCAAGCACCTACATGACGAGTCACTGCGCGCTAGCCAGTGGCTGGCCCAGGAGTATGGCGAGCCGATGTGGTGCGAGGGCTACGGTGTCCGCAACACCCACCGCACAGCCTACGCACCGACCAAGACCACCAGCCTGCTCATGGGCGGTGTCAGCGAGTCCTGGTTCCCGGACCCTGGCATGGTGTTCGACGCTGGATCGTCCGTAGGCGAACTTCGCCGCATCCCGCCGGTGTTCTACGAGCTGATGAAGGCCAAGGGCGTCTACAGTGAGCAGACCATCCAGGACATCATCGATCACCTGGGCAGCGTCCAGCACGTTGACTGGCTGACCGATGAGGAAAAGCTGGTGTACCTCAACGCTTTCGAGATGGACCAGCGAATCCTGCTGCGCCATGCGAGCCAGCGCCAAAAGCACACCTGCCAAGGCCAAAGCCTGAACTTCTATGTTCCGGAAGACGGCTCCGAGGATCTGATCGCCGAGCTGATGACCACGGTCCTGCTCGACGAAAACATCCTCAGCCAATACTACATCTACTCGAGATCAGGAATCGTCGTTAAGGACGAGTGTTTGAGCTGCTCAGCATGATGAACAGCGAACATGGTGAGGCCTGGCTAGATATTCCAGGCTACGAAGGGTGGTACCAAGTAAGCAACAAAGGCAGGGTTAAGTCACTGGCCCGGACCGTCGTGTACGGCGGCAAATCTACTAGATCGCAAGCCGAGAAGCTGCTGAAACTAAGAGCAGGCGGAAAGCCTGTCGGAGGCGTCTACTACGTCAGCGTCATTCTTTGTCGGAACAGGGTGAGGAAACAATTCAAGGTACATAGATTGGTAGCAGAGTTATTTTGCCCAAAGCCAGTCGGCTGTGAAGTGGTGAACCACCTCGACAACAACCCGGCCAACAACTCAGCCTCCAACCTTGAGTGGACGACAGTAGCTGGTAACAACCTTCACCGGCATGTCCAAGGCAGAAGCTGTGCGCCGGTAGGGGAAGCTAACTGGAACTCGGTGCTCACCGAAAAAGACGTAACCGCAATAAAGGAACTTTTGGAACAAGGGGAGCTATCACAGCAGGAGGTAGCTGACCGCTTCCGCATCACCCAATCCCATGTATCCAAGATTCACCTCGGGAAGGCGTGGGCACACCACGCGGCCTGATTTCAACGCACCTTAACCTGTAATTACGGGCCGGGAATCGCCTGTATTTGAGGAGTTCACAAATGAAAGAAGACCTTACCTCCTACGCCATTCTCGACTTCCGAGCAGTGGTGAAGCACGCCTATTACGGGGCGTCAGACCCCGAGGCCATTTTCTGCGAAGAGACGGGCCGCCGGTTCGCCACCTGGGAGTGCGCGGCGCAGGGCCTACTCAGCCGCTACGTCGAGCCAATCATTCAGCAAGGCGGCAGCCCTCGTACGCTGATCGTCGCCCAGGACATGGGCAAGGACTACCGCTCCGCGATCTACCCGGAATACAAGGCGCAACGCGCCAACGTCGTCAAGAGCCCGATCGAGACCGAGCAGTGCAACAAGCTGTTCGACTGGGCCAAGAAGTTCTTTGCGGCGCTGGGCGCCACCCAGATCGGCGTCAAGGGCGTCGAGGCGGACGACGTTATTGCCTGGCTGTGTCAACGGATCACCTACCCGAAGGCGGTCTACACGGTCGACGCTGACCTGCTGCAGCTGTGCAACGACTCCACCATCGTCTACCTGAAGAACGAGCCACACTTCGGCGACGGCGAGCACAAGGGCATCCCGTACAAGCTCACCAGCATCGCCAAGTCGATCCTGGGCGACTCCAGCGACAACTACGGCGGCGTCAAAGGCCTCGGCGAGGCCAAGTTCGCAGCGCTGCTGGAGAACTACGGCGTGGATGGCGTCGAGGAGCTGCGCGACATCGTCGACTCCGGCCGCACCGAGCTGCTGGACCAGGTCATCGAGGCCACTGGCGACAAGACCCTGATCAAACTGCGCGAGCAGTTCGGCGAGTGGCGCACCATGTGGCGCCTGGCCAACCTGCACCCCGAACTGTGCTGGAAACCGCGGGCCAAGAAGCTGATCACCCCGCTGATCCACAAGCGCATCCCGAACGCCCAGCAGCTGTTCGGACTGCTGAAAGCCGTCGGCGCCGAGGACTTGTGGGACACCGTCTTCGCCTCGGTAATGCCAAGCCAGATCCAGATCACTAGCCTCAACTGGCCGGAGATGCGCACTGCAATTCTGGCCGAGATCGAGGCCGGTGACGTCACCACCTTCGACTACGAGTCGTCCAACAAGGACCCGATCCCAGAGTTCGCCCAGGCTTCCATCCAGGGCGACAAGTTCGTTGACGTGCTCAGCCAGGAGCTGACCGGCGCCTCGTTCCAGTTCGGCCGGCACCTGGAGAACGTGATCTACATCCCGGTCGACCACAAGGACAGCCCGAACCTCCCGAAGGCGGTCATCGCCGAGATCCTCGAACACGCCGCTGCCCACACCCAGCTGGTTGCGCACAACGCCAACTTCGAAGGCGTGGTCAGCCAGACCAACCTGAACTTGCAGCTCAAGAACGTCCACGACACTCGGCTGATGCAGCGGTATGTCAACGAGAACATGGAAGCTGGCCTCAAGTCGCTGTCGCTCAACTATCTGAACTACGAGCAGGCGAGTTACGAGGAAACCTTGGCCGCAGGCAACGGCGGCAAGGGCGCAGCCAACATGAGCGAGCTGACCCTGGACGAGGTGTTCAGCTATGGCGCCGACGACGCCCAGGTCACCGGCTCGCTGTACGACCTGCTGAAGCTCCTGCTGCAGCTCGACGAGCAATGGGAGTTCTACCAGCATTGGGCGGTCAACCCGACCGTCGTCCTGCAGCATGCCTACATCAAGGGCGTGGACATCAACTGGCCGCTGCAGAAGCGCCTGCATGAGCGTGACCTGAAGCAGGTCGAGGAAGGGATGGCCGAACTGCGCGCCATCCTGCAGGAGAACGTCACTGGCAACATCACCGAGGGCTGCAAGTCGTTCATCGAAGCCGAGAAGGACTTCATCTACCGGTCTGCCAAGAAGAAGGCCGACGGCGACACCGAGGTGGCCAAGCAGAAGCTGTATGAGTGGCAGCTCAAGCAGGAGCAGGCCTGCCAGTACGTCCCGTACCGCGAGGAGCGGGTGATGCCGGCGTTCGCGCTGACTGCCAAACAGCTCTCCGCAGCGGCGTTGGCGATCGGCTTACCAGAGGTCACCAAGGTCACAGCTTCCGGCCTCTCCGAGTACCTGGAGCAGTGTGGCCTGGACGGCGCCGGGGCTGACATGCCGGCGGACCCTCGCCAGGCTGAGTTCCTGTCGGCGCTGGTCAAGGCCATGGAGCGCGGCGCCCTGAAGCTGAAGCTGCTGGAAACCAAAGCAGAGGACCATAACAGCGACGAGAAAGCCGCCAAGTCTGCCGAGCAGGCCCGCAAGGCATTCGACCAGTTGGGCGAGGTCGTGCAGCGTCTGGCCTGCGTCGAGGCAAAGGTGATCAAGGTCGGCGACGAGCTGAACACCGGCTCGCCAGTTCAGATGCAGCAGCTGCTCTACTGCAAGATCGGCGTCCCGGTTCGCCTGCGCGGTAAGGCCGCCGGCAAGGGCCGGCTGATGGTTGGCATCACCGAGGCTGGCCCGTCCACTGACGAGACTGCCATCGAGACGGCGATCGCCAACGACATCGAGGCAGGCAGCTGGCAGCACAACGCCCTGCGCGCCCTGCTGAAGGTCAAGTCGGCCAGCACCCGCATCAGCCTGTACCACGACAAGTACCCGCTGTGGAAACACCGGGACGGCAAGCTGCATCCGTCGTTCACCGACGCCGGCACCGACACCCGCCGCCCGACCGGCTCCGCGCCGAACGTGTTGCAGGTGTCGAAGAAGGACAAGTCGATGCGCAGCATGTTCGTGCCGCCGTCTCCTGACCACGTCGTGGTGGCCATCGACTACAACGGTCAGGAGCTGCGCCTGCTGGCTTGCGAGTCTGGCGATCCGGTGATGATCGATGCCTACGACCCGGCTGACGAGAAGGACCTGCACAGCGTAACCGGCTCCGGTATCGCCAAGCTGAAGTCCACCAAACCCGGTGACGACAAGGACGATCTGGCCACCCTCAGTGCGTTCAGCGCCTTCAACGAGGCCCGCAGCCTCGATGACCACCCGCTGAACAAGCTGGCCTCTGGCATCCGCAAGTCGGCCAAGGGCGTCAACTTCGGTCTGGCCTACGGGGCCGGCCCGGCCACCCTCTCTCGCAACCTGATCGTCCCGATCGATGAGGCGAAGGAACTGCTGGATGGCGCGATGACGCTGTACGCCCGAATCCCGCAGTGGCAAGAGGAAACCGCGCGGTTCATGGAGAAGAACGGCTTCACGCTGACTGCCTTCGGCACCAAGCGCCACGCCACCGAGGATATCTTCTCCAAGGACCACGGCAAGGTCAGCCGTCAGCACCGCCAAGGCACCAACGCAACGATCCAGGGCACTGCCGCAGAGATGCTGCGCATCGTCCTGACCAAGATCGTCGAGCGCGGTCTGCTCGACCGCTTGGACATGGTCTTCTTCGCTCCGATCTACGACGAGACGGTCGCCTTCGTCCACAAGGACGACGTCGCCGAATACTGCCGCGAGATGAACGAGATCATGAGCAGCGCGACACCGCCGGGCCACGCCGTTCCGCAGTGTCCGGAGTTCTCCATCGGGCCGGACTGGGGCCGTGTGCACGAGCTGGGTCGCTACCCAGGCGACGAGAAAATCATGGAGGCCGTGGAGCGCAGCCTCGAAGAAGCCAAAGAAATCTGGGCCGAGATCCGCGGCGCAGAGATGGAAGAGAAGGAGGCTGCATGATCAAGCAAATCGCAAGCCGCTTGAGGGAATTCAGGGGGCCGAGATTGACCGAAGACCACCTTCGGCTAACAGAGGCCCTTGAGAGGGTCCATGCCCTCGAGCAGGAGCTGGCCCAGGCCCGCTCCAACCTCAAGTTGGCGTCCGCAGCGCAGGGCGCGCTGCATCGCCGCTCCGAGTCGCTGAAGAAAGACTGGCCGGACCTGTGGAAGCGGTACTTCACTCGCCAAGGCGAGGCAGATCGCGTCCTGCAGGCTCACAAGAAGAGGGCGCGTTAATGCTGGTCTTCGCCCACGACTATGAAACCACCGGGGTGAACACAGCCAAGTGCGGGGTCGTGCAAGCGGCCCTGTGCTTCGCCACCCTCCACGAGGACGGCCGCTACAGCATCCTGGAAAAGGACGTGCAGCTGCTTCACCCGGGTGAGCCGATTCCGTCCGGCGCCAGTGGGGTGCACGGCATCTACGACCACCACGTCGAAGATAAGCCTCACTGGGAAGCGTACCTGGCCGAGCAGTTTGAGGTGGTGAACGACACAGACGTTCAGGCTGTGCTCGGCTACAACAGCGCCTCCTTCGACGACAAGCTGGCTCGCCGCTGCGGCCTGGCCGAGTTCCCGTCGATCGACCTGATGGTGGCCACTCGCCGCTTCAAAACCGCAGGCTTCATACCCAACTACAAGCTCGGCACTGCTTACGAGGTGCTCACCGGCCGCGCGCCGGAGAATGCCCACGACGCCTTCGCCGACATCGTCATGACACTGGATCTGATCCAGCCGTCGATCGAGAAGGCCAACTGCAGCTCGCTCAGCGAGTTCATCGCGTGGATGCGCGAGCCGTGGGCGACGACGTCGATGGAAATGCCCTACGGCAAACACAAAGGCGTGAAGCTGTGCAACCTGCCCAAGTCCTACGTCCGCTGGGCGCTGGAGAACATGGACAGCCTGAGTCCGGATCTGCGGATGGGCCTGGAGATGGTGCGATGACACCACCATTCAGAAATCCAACTCAACCGGTCGAAGGAAAGCTGCTGGTCGGGCTTTACGGCCGGGCCAGGGCCGGCAAGGACACTGCAGCTGCGTTTCTGGAGGATCGCCACCTCCTTCAGCAGTTCGCGTTTGCCAACCCCCTGAAGGGCATGCTGACCAGTGTCTTCGGCGACCTGTTCTACGACGGAGACCGAGAGAAGCCCATCGAGTGGCTCGGAAAGAGCCCCCGGCAGCTGATGCAGACGCTCGGCACAGAATGGGGTAGGCAGTGTGTTCACCCGGACCTGTGGGTGCTCTTGGCCCACCAGGAGTGGCTCGCCTGCCAACGCAACCTCTCAAAGGGCATGGTCGTCAGCGACGTCAGGTTCGACAACGAGGCGCGCTGGATCAAGGAGCAGGGCGGCACCCTGATCGAGATCCGCCGGCACAGCGCTGGGCAGGTAGCCAACCACACCAGCGAAGCTGGGATTACGGTCGCGGTCGACCACGTCATCCGCAACGACGGCACGATCGACGACCTCTACGCAGCGCTCGACGAGGTAATGAGTTGGCTACCGACATAGGCAAGATCTTCGAGAAGGAGATCCAGAAGGTGTTCCGCGCCCTGCGCGAGAGCCACCTTCTGGGCTGGCATCGCCTGGCCGACACCGGTGCTGCCGGCGGGTCCATCGTGGCCGCACAGCCGAGTGACTACCTGCTGGCCTTGCCGGCAGGTGCTCGCTCACCCCTGGCCGGACAGCGGCTGTTCTTCTGCGAGGTGAAGGCCAGCGAGAAGAACTCGACGCTGACCAAGCAGGCGATGCAGCCGGCCCAGCGTGGCGCCATCTCGTTCTACCGAGAACTGCTCAAGCTCCCCTACCTGGTCCTGTTCTACGACGCGGAGCGCGGCGTGATCCAGGTCTGGGACGGCGCCGCAGTGGTGCAGGAGGAGAGGATCAGTAAGGACTACCTGCTGGCCTCCATCGAGAATGCCGGCCACGGCGTAAAGCTGAACGCGGACGTCGTCAGCCGAGGCCTGGTGGGCTATTTCGCCCTGCCAACGATCGCCGACACACTTGCCAGCAAACCTGTATTGCTGTAAATACAGCAGTCCATATTCATGGAGCACAACATGAAAGTTTTGAAGGAAGTCACGCTCTTCAAGAACCACGGCGGAAAGACCGGGGACTGGAAGATTCAGGCGGTTGTCGCTGAAACACGGGAGCTGAACCCGCCAGCCCACCTCGTGATCTCGCACACCAAGGTCGTCGGCGGAGCAGCCGTTACCAAGGAAGTGCCGGTAGAGGCCAAGAACATCGGCCGCGCCAACCAGACCACCCCGGCTCAGCAGGCTGTGATGGAACTGGACAGCCGCGTCAATAAGCAGCTCGACAAGGGCTACGTCCGCACACTTGAGGAAGCGAGCGCGCCGGCCACCAACGCCCTGGGCCTGGAAAAACCGATGCTGGCCCACCCGATCGACAAGGTGAAGCCGGAATCCATCGACTGGGAGAACGCCTTCGCGCAGCCCAAGCTGGACGGCCACCGCTGCTTGTTCAAAGGAGGCGTGCTCTACAGCCGCAACGGCAAGGTCATCAACCTGCCGCACATCGTCGAGGCGATTGAGGCGCGTGGACTGACTGACCTGCACCTGGACGGCGAGCTTTACATCCACGGCATGCTGCTGCAGGACATCGGGTCGCTGGTTAAGAAGCCCCGTGAAGAGTCGCTTCGCCTGCAGTATCACATCTATGACGTGGTCTCCCCTTTGCCGTATGAGCAGCGTCGACAGCTCATCGAAGACCGAATCAACAACACCGAAGCCCCGGTTCTACGAGTCGACACGGCCAAGGTAGGTAACCGTGCAGGTCTGACCGTGATGCACAAGGCCTGGCTGGCAGCAGGTTACGAGGGCTCCATCCTCCGCCACGGCCTGGCCCCGTACGAGACCGACAAGCGCTCGAGCAGCCTGCTCAAGGTCAAGGACTTCTCCGACGCCGAGGCCATCGTCATCGCGGTGGAGCGCGGAACCCCCAACGGCGAGTTCGAGGTCCCGGTCTGGGTCCTGCAGATGCCTTGCGGCCGGACATTCAAGGCCACTGCCCACGGCAATGCCCAGCAGAAGCATGCCCAGTGGGAGATGCGCCACACCTACATGGGCCGCCCGCTCACCTACCAGCACTTCGGCCACAGCAAGGACGGCATCCCGCTGCTGCCGGTGGCCCTGCGCTGGAGGGAAGACGTATGAGGTACGAGACCAAGCGGGTGCTGCGAGGTCTGGTAGACGAAACCATCGGCAGCGTCTGCAAGCTCATCCTGCTGATCTGCGTCGGCGGCTTCTTTGGCTTCGGGGCGACCCTCGGCTTCTTCTTCGCCCTTCCATTTGTGCAGGCGTTGCTGTGACCCGCCGCGCCCTTCGCCACTTCGCTATCACCCTCCTCGCCGCGCAAGCGGCGGGGTGGGCTCTTAGTGCCGTAATTACAGGAAGCCTGTTATGACGACCTTCACCCTCTTCACCGATCCACACCTCGGCACCCGCCGGGCAGCGCACACCACCCGAGAGTCCTCCAAGCGCTTGACCCTCGCCCTGTTCAAGCAGGCGTGGGACGTCATTGAGGGCGCGGAGAAGCCGATCTGCCTGGGTGACCTGTTCGACCGCGCCTTCAACGACGAATCGATCCTGGTTCAGGGTTACGAGATTGCCAGCAACTGCATGTGGACGCTGGCCGGCAACCACGACGAGACCAACCGGGCGGACACAGTGACCAGCCTCCGCGCGCTCCGGGAAATGGGCTGCTCGATTATCTCATCGCCCAGCCTGTCGGAGCCCTATTTCTACAACTTCGAACCGCTCTACTTCGTCCCGCACCACGCGAGTCAACAGCTGTTCGAGCAGGCGATGCTGGACGCAGCAGAGCATGCGGCCCGCGAGCGCGCCGGCCAGGCCAGTGTGCTGATGCTGCACTGCAACTACGACCAGCCGTTCGCTACCGAGGACGACACCCTCAACCTGTCGCCGGCGGTAGCCAACCTGATGCTGGAGTCGTTCGACTACATCTTCATCGGCCACGAGCACAAGCCATCCACCTACTTCGACGGCCGCGTGGTGATCCTGGGCAACACGCACCCCACCAGCTTCGCCGACATCAGCGACAAGTTCTCCTACCAGCTGGAGATCACCGACGACAGCATTGATCTCACCAAAACTCGAATCTGGTCCAAGGACGAGCGATTCGCGTCAGTCATGTTCGGGCAAGAGCTGCCGGACCTAAGCGGCGTGCAGTTCATCGACGTGATCGGCGCTGCCGACGAGGCCGTCGCTGTCGCCGACTTCATGCAGATGGTGTGGGAGAACGCCCCGGACGCATTGGCAGTTCGCAACAGCGTCTCGGTAGCCGGCGTGAACGTAGTCGACGACGAGGCTGAGAAGCCGGTTGTCGAGGATCTGCGCACCCGCATCAGCCGCGAGCTGGACGGCACTGACCTGGCTGACCTGTTCAGCGTGCTGGCCAAGGAGGTGGCGGTATGAAAGCAGTCCACAAACCGGCAGGGATGGGCACCACCTTCGAACAGCTGCTCCGCACTGAGGCCGAGCACGCCCCTCGCCTCTGCCTCAAGACCCTGCGTCTCCGGCTCTCCATTCGTCAAGCGATCAAGGAACTCACCGTATGAAACTCGAAATCATCCGCGGCCCGGCGATGTCCGGGAAGACAACAAAACTGCGCAAGATCCTGCGGAACGCAGGCGACAAAGGCGCATCGATCATGGCGGGGGATTGGGGCTTGTACGGGCTTGAGCGCTCGGTTGAGCGCATCGCCAGAGGCTCGCTGGTCACCACCATCACCATCGACGACTGCAGCGCCGACCAGCTGACGATGCTGGAAAAGATCTGCAAGGCCAGCCGCTGGCCGGGCGTGACGATCTATGCGGTGGAGGCGGCGTAAGCCTCAGCCAACACAAGGAATTCACGATGAAACTTATCAAGCTCGTTACCACCAACTTCAAGCGCCTAGGCACCTTCACCGCCGACTTCACCGACGGTCTGAACGTGATCTGCGGCGAGAACGCCCGCGGCAAGTCGACCCTGATCCAGGCGATCGAGGCTGCACTGTTCGGCGTGACCGTCGTGCCCGGCAAGAAAGAGCACATCCCGACCTGGGGGCAGACGACGTTCGGACTGGAGCTGCATTTCGAGGTCGACAACGCCCGGTACATCCTGACCCGCAGCAAGTCGACGGCGAAGCTGGTCGAGCGTGCCAGCGGCGGTGATGCCCTCGTCGCCAACGGCAACACCCCGGTGACCGCCTACGTCGAAGAGCTGCTCGGCCTCACCGCCAAGGACTTCGCGCTGTTCCTGAACTCGAAGCAGCATCAGACTTCCGGCCTGCTGTCCTTCGGCACGACCGCACTGAACCAGAAGGTCGAAGAGTTCGCCGGCATCGCACTGATCGACGGCATCATGACCCGCGCCCGGGCCATGGCGACCGCTGAGAAAGCTGCAGCCGACGCTTGCAGCGTGTCAGCCGAGGAGCTGAACCACGCGCGAGTAGTGCTTGAAGCCGCCTCGTTCAGTGCGCAAGAAGCCACCTCTGCCCGCTACGTGGCCGAGACCGACCTCGACAACTTCCCGCCGCTGGCCGCTACGCCGCCCGCTGTGAGCTCTTCTGCCCTTCAGGCGACCCAACGTATTGCCCAGCGTGCGGAAAGCGCCCTGCGCGAAGCTGAGGCCGCTCTGGAGCATAAGCGAGAGGCCGTCGTCACGGCTGAGCAGGCGCTGGCAGAGTGTGGTGAGCTGGTGGACATCGACAGCGTCACCGCAGCCTCCGCTGAGAAAGGCGCCGTGCTTCGCCAGAAGCGTGCCCGCCTGGCTGACGTGAAGGAGCAGTTGGCCAGCGCAATCCGCGCCGAGGCTGAGCACGAGCAGGCTCAGACGGAGCTGGCGGCGATTGAGCAGGTGAACTTGGGGACGCTTGAAGAGCAGGAGCGCACCCACAAGCACTATGCCGAGGACGCGGCCCGCACCCGCGAGCTGATCGCCGTCGACAAGTCCAAGCTGGCCGCTCTGCGCAAGCTCGAGAAGGACGCCACCTGCCCGACCTGCGGCACGGCTCTGGCCGAGCATGACCCTGAGCAGCTGGCCGAGGAAATCGCCGCGCTCGAGAAGCAAATCTCCGACCTCGGCGTGGCGCTGTCGCTGGCCACCGCCGGCGAGGCCGAAGGGACCAAGCAGCTGGCCGCCATGCGCAAGCGCATCGATCAGCGCGCTGCCAAGCAGGCCGAGGTTGAGAAGTGGGCCGCCAAGCTGGTCGACGCCAGTGTGGTCAACGACCTGCGCGGCGAGGCGAGCAGCTTGGAGTCGGTGATCGAAGAACTGCAGGACGAGGTCGCCACCCTCAAAGCCAAGGCTGACGCCGGCGCAGAGGCAAACGAGCGGCGCGCTGCGGCGGAACGCCGGCTGAACCAGGCCCACAAGAACGTCGCACGCGCTGAGGACGCCGTGGTTGAAGCGCGCCAGGCACTGGTGATCGACGCCCCGGCTGATGAGCAGATCGCTGCAGCTCGTGCGGCTGAGGACGCCTATACCCAGGCCAAGGCTGAATGGGACCGTGGCTACCAGGCGGCGCAGCACGCTGTGGAGATGGCGGTGCGTGACGATGCCGTCGCAGCCAAGGCCCTAGCTGACGCCCAGCACCGCGTCGAGGTGCTGGAAAGCACTCTGCAGAAGGTGAAGGGCCATGAGATCGCCGCAGACCGCGCTGGCCGGCTGGCCCGCTTCCTGGCTGATCGCCGTGTCCAGTACCTGCGCGACGTATGGGAAACCGTCATGGCCGTGGCTTCACGGCAGGTCAAGGCAGCGACCCGCGGCGAAATCACCCGCATCACCAACGAAGACGGCGACTTCTGCTACGAGGAGGACGGAGTGGTTGCACCGGTCGCCTGTGCTTCCGGCGCGCAGAAGGCGTTCATCGGCTCAGCTGTTCGTATCGGCCTGGCGCGGGCGCTGTATGGCTCGGACAGCCTGCTGATCTTCGACGAGCCCACTGAATCCATGAGCGAGCACAACGCGACGGGACTGGCCGCGTCGCTGGCGGGAAGCGCCAAGCAGCTGTTGCTCATCACTCACCGCGAACAGGATCAAGCCCTGGCCGCGAACATCATTGAAGTTGGAGTTTGACGATGCTCATACAAACCAAAATCCTTGACCGGCGCCTCACCGGTGAGTGGTTGCCGAAGTTTGCTACAGACGGATCAGCTGGTATGGACCTGCGGGCGATGGTTGAGGAGGGATTGACTCTGCGGCCAGGCGAAACAGTGCTGATCCCAACTGGCCTGTCGATCTTCATCGAGGACCCGGGCTACGCAGCGATGCTGCTGCCTCGCTCAGGCATTGGCCACAAGCACGGCATCGTGCTAGGCAACCTTGTTGGATTGATCGACTCGGATTACCAAGGACCTCTGATGGTCAGCTGTTGGAACAGAGGTCGTGCGCCATTTGACATTGCGGTCGGTGATCGCATTGCGCAGATGGTGATAGTTCCGGTCGTGCAGCCGCAGATAGCGCTGGTCGACTTCTTTGCTGCCTCCCGCCGCGGCGAAGGCGGCTTCGGGAGCACCGGTAAGTGATCTGCGAGAGCTGCCGCGGCGGGGTTCACCTGAACCCCGCCGATCACCTCGCCCCGGTCAACTGCCCGCTCGTCATCGAGGTCGAAGGTGAGCTCATCCGTGCGGAGCGCACAGGGTTCGTCGAGCAGCGTGACAGGCAGATGGAGTACCAGCTACTGTCTGGCGAGAAGATTGTCGGGAGGTACCGATGGACGTATCCGTGAACTCACGAGCAATCCTTGACTACCAGAAAGCTGTGAAGGATGCCGAGGCCATCCTTAATCAGAAAATGTCAGAGGCATTCGCTGAGATACAAGACCGCTACGGGGTGACGCCAACAGTGGTCGAACTGTATGTGGTCGAGGCCAGGCCCGTGGGCAGCGTCTGCGCGCAAGGTGTGTACAACGGATGCCGGCTCGAGTTTGGCAGTGAGTAGATTCCCCGGAGGACAGATGGACGTATCCGTGAAGCAGGCGGCTGCTGTGAGGCGCTGGAACGATGCGATGAGAAGTATGGCGCCCTCAGCGGCCAAAGCCGCAGCGGCCGTGCGGAGGATGGGTCGTGCATTAAGCGATCCGTCCGTGGACCACTTGCGACTCAATCCCCGTCCTTCGGCGGCTGCTGAGTAGCCCGCAACAAAACGGGGATGGTGTTCTTCGCCACGGAGAGCACCACCTCGAATCCCTTCAAACCGGTGGCGCCGATCAACAGGACCACCGCGTCTCTATTCGCCCAGTCTGGCGAGACAATCCCCCCAAACAGCATCCCCAGATAGAACCCCACAACCGTGGTGGAGAAGAGCGTCAGCAGCGCAACCGGCTGCCCGCCCTTCCTCGCCACCTGCCACAAACAGCCGACCAGGGCTGCAAACGCCCCGAGCGTGCCGAAGTAGAGGTAATCCTGGGCCTTATCGAACCACTCCGGCGGGATCTTCAATGGGTGGTTCCTTACTCGCAGGCGTCTTTGGTGATCAGGTCCAGGACGAGCCAGTAGGCTGCGCAATTGCTGAGCACGAACATCTGGAAAACTCGAAGCGAAAGGAACGTTTTGCCGTACACCTCGAGCGCGTAGGCATTGGCTGCCATGAAGGTCAGCGTGCACACGGTCAGCAGCAGCAGGACAGCTGCCAGGCGGGTCTCCCTGCACCGGTCTTCCATAGCCCTGACCCGTCTCCAGGCCGAGTAGAGTTTGAACAGCAGCGCGCCATACAAGAGGAACGGCGCGGCGTTCACCAACAGGTTGGACCACTGCTCAGCGCTCATGCTGGGTACTCCTTGCGGTCCAGTTCGAAGTGCGGGCCGTCAATGAACGCATCCCGCCCGACTGCCTTGCGAGACTGCACGTAGTCGGCGACTGCCTTCTTCGTGTCGTGCAGCAGGTTGAGCCGCTTGTCCCATACGCCGCCCCATACGATCGGGACGCCGAGCTCTACAGCTGCGTCACGCACCGCTTCGGCCAGCCGGTAGTAGTGTTCCCAATCCCAGGAGACTTGGCCGCCGACATAGGCGCCGAGGTCGACGGCGTGGCCAGTGATGTGCCGGCCGTCCAGTGTCTTCGACTTGCCTTTGGCGACCAGCTGCTTCTGCCGGGTCGCGCTCCGCAGGCCCTCCAGGACAGTGAAATCGATCTTCGATCTGCGGATGGCGAGCCTGACCACTTTCTGCAGGTCTGGGTGGACGCCCTCGAGGCGAGCCTCGCTACGGCTACTGAGGTTGAACATTCTGCGGAGTCTCTTCGGCTGGGGTTACGGCCCACGCCCGCCATCCGTTGTCACGCTCTTTGAGCATGCGCAGGATGACTTTCAGGTCGGCCAGGCCTTGTTCGGACAAAGCGGCTTTCGCGGCTGGGTCGGACGGGTGAATGAAGCGAGGAAGGGCGTCAGGGACGTAGGCTGAGATCAGCCAGGTCGGCGCTGTGCGCTCGACCGGTACCGGGACCAGGACTTCGACCGGGCGGTCGACGTATTCGGTGGTAGTGCAGCCGGCGAGGATCAGTGCAAGGAGAACAGCGACTCTAGCCACTGGTTCATCTCCTCTGGCGCTGTGCCTGTGGCACGGTCCTGCTGGATCTTGCGGGGGATATCCTGCTTCACTGCATCCGCCCTAGTGCCGGCGGCGGCAGCTAGGGACTCAGCTGAAGCTCGCAGCAGGCTGACAGCCTCACTTTGTCGACTGATGCTGGCCCGCAGTTTCCCATTGGCGTCGACAAGGCGGCCGTTCGCCTTAACTGCCAGAGCCAGTTCATGTTCAGCGTCGCCCTTCTGCAGCCAGAAGTTCCAGCACAAAACTGCGCAGATCGCCGAGAGTGCGTAAGGTTTCCAGTCAAAGGGCATGATAGGTACCGGCCTGAGTTGGAGGAATCCTAACTCCAGGCCGTATTTATGGAAACCCTTATTTACAGGTTGCGGCCCAAACCGATAGCCCGCCGAGCGTCGCCGGGCTGTAGCTGGCCGGGCTAGGGATGCCTAGTGCAGCTGCACACCAATGGCTACAGAACTGCGCGCCCTTGGTTTCTCGATTGAGGTTAAACAGCTGATTGACAACCAAGCCAGTCCAGCCGTATCGGTAGTGATCCGTGGCCTTGAAATACTCCAGGACACGTTCTGCATCCGCCCAGGGCAGATCGCTCACGTCCCACTTCTCTGGATCGAGGTTGATCTGCTTGCGACGCACGCCTCCATCCATGGCGCTCGACGAATAGCACCATCCGCCAACCACCAACTCACAGTGGCTGTAGATCGAGCCAGTCCACCACTGGATCACCCTGGCGGTGATCCGGGTGTCATTCTTGCGTAAGGCTAGCTGAACAGTCATCGAGGCACCTCGTGTTCTTGAATAGGTGCATCAAGAATCTCCAACGCCCTACCTTCTGCAAGAATACCTATCGGCTCCAGAGCCAGTACACCCGATCGGGTATCCTCACGACTCAGGTCAATGAAGCTGGCTGCATTTACCTTGGACATGTAGCGTCGCAGCTTGGCAGCTGCGACAGTTGCACCCTGACTGGCCAGATCCAGGTTGATGGCTTCCTCGTCGGTGAAGCGGGAGAGGAAAGCTAATCGGGTAATTTGGGTATTGTATGCAGGTTCAGGCTTAGGATCAGGCGGTGGAGCAGTCCAGACGCCATCAATGAGCGACCAACCAGCCTTGATCTCATCAGGCACAGGCTCGAACTGTGACGCCAACCCAGGCACGAAAACATCAGCCGGGACAATACCTAAACCATCATCAGTCCAGACCTCTACCGCTACACCGTCAACGATACGTGCAAATGTACTCATGCAATCACCTCAATCCCTACTAGGCCAGGGCCTGCAAATCCAGCGTTGGTTCCAACTGTGTAGTTGAATATCTGTCCGGGGGTTACATTAATTACTTTTTCTGCATAGCCACCACCGGCCCCCCCATACTGCTTAGTTCCGCCACTGGGATTATAAGGACCGGAGCCTCCGCCTATACCCCCAGGTCCTGCTAAAGAGGTAGCTGTGTTGGTTGGGGAGATATAACTCCCCCCGCCAGCCCCAATACCACCAGCTGCGTCCATCACAGACACGCCTGAAGATCGCCCGGTAACCCCGTATTTTCCTGGATAGTGGATACCTGGTAACAGCCCAATTTTCCATCCGTCTAAGTTCCAGGTCGGGTTAGAATTCCCGTTAAAGGCGTGGCCAGCGGCACCTCCTTGGTTAGCTCCGCCAGGCCCTCCCCTAGAATTGACATCACCCCCAATACCCTCACCAGGTACATTGTACGTGCCCCCAGCGCCTCCACCGGTAGCTGATATAAGCCCACCAAAAGAGCTTGTAGTATTATTAGAACTATAGGATTCAGTGGGTAAACCGGTAGGCCCTCCAGACCCCACCACGAACGCTCGAATCTGATTTACTCCTTCCGGCACCGTCCAGGTTCGGGTTCCTGGGTTGCAGTCAAAAAGAACTATTGACGCTTTAAGCGCTGGGTAAAGAGGCTCCCTTGAGCTGCCCCCGCTACCACCAAAAAACTGACTCAGATTACTCATAAACCACCTCTCAGATAATGACCCAGCCGCGAGTCGCGTCTGCGTAGAAAAGTGTGAAACCGACACCGGCTGCGTCGATGGTTAGGTCTTCGGCCAGGCCCATGATGTTCTTGCCGTTTCTCGCTACCACGCAGGTGTCCATGCCTGATTGATTCGAGACCCTGATCCAGTTGCCCATAACCGGGGATGCTGGCAGTGTCAGCGTGAGATTGGCTGTGAGGATATAAACGGTTGACGCTGCCGCAGTGGTGGCAGCGCTAATAACAGCTGTTTTCTCGACAATGGTTTTATTGCTCAGAGTCTGCGCATCAGTCGTGCCGACGATTGCGCCGGTCAGATTCTCAATTGCCTGTATTGCAGCGTCGGCATTTGCGCCCTGTTCACTGGTGGCAAATTCACTTGCGTGTTTGCCATCCAGTGTATCGGCATCAACTCCACTACCCTCCCCATCCACAGTCTTGAGTAGTGTCAGAATCTCGGCAGCTGTCTGATCGCCCGTAGCGCCTGCTTCTATGCCTTCTAGCTTATCCAGTAAAGCGCTGGTGAAGTCCTCAGTTGAGAGCTGTTTACCTGCAACCTTATCCACTTTAGTGTCGAGGGCTACTTGCTGCGCCGTACTTACTGGTTTGTTAGCATCGCTGGTGTTATCTACATTGCCAAGACCAATGTCGGCCTTTACTAGATTTACAGTGCCCTTTCTTCCATTGACCGACGAAACGTTTTCAGTGTTATCGATCTTGTAAAACTGACCTAGGTTCTTTGAGTAAACCAGCGTATCCCCAATACCATAATCGACGCCGCCTACAGTGCCACCTACGGTAACTTTCCAGAATCCTGCCAATTGGGGTTCTATTGGATAGCTTCCTGACGACAGGTCAATAGAGCCAAACTCTGAAAGCGTGCCAGTCATAGAGGATGCCGCCAGCTCCGCTCTGTCGCGCGCAGCTTCGGCATCCGTTTTTGCGGCCTGGGCAGCTGCGTTGGCAGTTGATGCGTCAGCTGCGCTGACCAATGCCTCGCTAGCCTTGATGGACGCTGTCGAAGCCGAGTTGGCTGCGTCGTTTGCGCTGATCGCTGCCTCGCCCGCTTTAGTAGTTGCCGCGTCTGCAGACGTAGAAGCCAGGCTTTGTGAAGTGGCAACGATTGATGCGATGGCAGCTGCCTTTATTGCATGGTGCTTGGCGCTGTACTTTCCCGCTTCGACAGCGACGTTCTCTTCCGCTTCCGCCCACTGCTCCGCTTTAGCGGATGCAGAAGCTGCAGAAGCTGCAGAATCGGAGGCTTCTGCGGCATTTAGACCAGCAGTTGTCGCTGAGGTCGATGCCTCTGTCGCCTTAGTAGTAGCGGTCGAAGCCGACTCCGCTGCGCTGGTTGCTGAAGTAGCTGCTTCACTGGCCTTGGTTGTAGCGGTAGTAGCGGAGGCTGCTGCGCTGGTTGCTGAAGTAGCTGCTTCACCGGCCTTGGTGGCTGCTGTAGACGCTGCGCTGGTGGCGCCGGTGGCGCTAGCGGCTGCCTTTATGGCGTGATGCTTGGCGCTGTACTTGCCAGTCTCAACGGCAGCGTTTTCAGCGTTTTCAGCCCACTGCCCAGCTTTGACTTCGCTCGCGCTTGCGTTGGTTGCAGACGTAGAAGCCGCTGTAGCGCTGCTGGTCGCTTCCGTCGCTTTCGTCGATGCAGTCGATGCACTTGTTGCAGCGGCGTTCTTAGACGCGAGTGCATTCGTTTCTGCGGTCTGTGCTTCGGTGCGAGCGGCTTCAGCTGCGGTCTTAGCAGTCTCAGCCGCTGTCTTGGCAGTGTCGGCGGCGGTCTCGCTACCAGCTGCGGCAGCTGCAGATGCCTCCGCCTTTAGCGCATGGTGTTTGGCCGAATACTTACCTGTCTCGACCTCTGTGTTTTCCGCACTTTCAGCCCATTGGCCTGCCTTGGTCATATCGGCAGATGCGTTGGCAGCTGAGGTCGCCGCTTCCGTAGCCTTGGTGCTGGCGGTGGTTGCACTGGTAGAGGCGGCTGTGGCCGACGCTGCTGATTTCAGTGCGTGGTGCTTGGCACTGTACCTACCTGTTTCAACCGCCGTGTTCTCCGCGTTATCGGCCCATTGGCTGGCTTTGGTCGCAGAGGTGGCAGCGTCAGTTTTCGACGTATTGGCTGCCGTAGCCGAAGACGCTGCAGACGTAGCCGAAGACGCAGCCTCGGTTGCGGACGTTGCGGCGGCCGAGGCGCTATCTGCAGCAGCCTGGACGTTGGCCACAGACTGCATGGCGGCCACGCTGGTCAGCAGGTTGCTGACTTTGGTGGTCAGTTCGGTAACGGCGGCATTGAATTCGGGAAAGCTGGTGGCGGTCATTACTGTATTCCTGTAAATACAGCTCAAATGTAGCAAGGGTCCCTTGATTTGCCAACCCGTAACTACGACATCCTGGTTTTTCCACATACTGAAGCACTAGGATTGGTCACATAACCAATTGGTCGCGGAACCTGTTCCACTTATTTCCTAGGTTTAGGTATCCTCGCTTTTACCGATGCAATTGGCTCGTAGAACTCGTCTACTTTAGGTAGCCTCCCGGAGTCCATGGCATGCCAAAGAGCATCCAGCATGTCCTCAATCTTGGGATAAGCCTCTCTACGCAGGGCGGCGTAGTCTCCACTATGCTTCAATTTCAAGCGTCTTCTCCTGATATGGCCAGAAGGTAACCCTGATTGAATACTTACCTGGGTAGACGAACTCCAAGTCAATGTCAGACCCATCAGCGGTGTATTCATACCCCTGGATTAGGATGGTCGCGCCGGAGGGGACGCCCCGCAACTGTGTACCTTCAAGAGATACTTGCAGTTTCGGGCGGGGCAGCACCTGACCCTCTGCAATGTAGTGGGTATCGCCGTGTGCTAGCCCAACTAAAAATGACTGCCCAGCTGCTACCTGTAAAGGAGCGTCTTGTTCTCGGCAGGTTACCTGCTTTTGTATGCGCCCACTGTCTGTCTCATAAACTAGGTAGGTATTCATCGTTTAACCGCCATTGCAAACAAGGTCCTATCGACAATTTTTCCTTTGCCGTCACTACTGACGAAAGCAAGGGATACGTTATGCGTCCCAGCCCCTACCCACACCGCTCCTGAGTGCGCTGCGCTGGTCCAAGCGGAGGCCCCGCCCCCTTTGCTAACCCTTTGCCCTGAAATCCATAAGGCAGACTCGGTAAAACTCCAGCCCTCACCATAGCCAATGGTTGCTGAGCTGGCCGCGTAGAGCCACCCAGGTTCGTCCAAGGTAATCGCCAATTCAAGGCACGTAGCCCAAACTGTCGACGTAAATTCTCCGTAGCCTTGGGCGAAGACTGGAATGGTCACCGCGTTGCCTCGTATCCTCAGTGTGTCTACTTCGGCAACCCCAATTTTTGCCGATGTAATTGAGGCGTCCTGCATCTTCGCGGTGTCGATCGAAGCGTTAGCTATTTTTGCTGTGGTGATGGCAGCGTCTGTAATCTTGGCTGTGGTGATAGAGGCATTACGAATCAGCGCGTCCTGGATAACGGTCTGTCCGCCGGAGACTGCAAACGCCAGTGTGTAGGTCCCGCCGGCAGGGTTGTAGACGTAGAACCTGTCGGCAATAGCACCGATCTCCGAGACCATCCCATCCACCGATATGCCAAAGACGGCCTTTCTACCGTTGACGGTCGCGGTCGTGACCGCCCGCGCCACCGCGCCGTCGGTGTAGGAGGTCTGGGCAGTGAACTGCTGGGACACCGAAGCAAACTGGTCGTTTGTCGTCGATGTCAGCGTGTCGATACGGGACGAAAGAGCACCGTCAGCAGTGGCGCGGGTGGTTGCCTCTGATGAGATGGCTGCGGCGATGTCAAACCCTACCTTGGCCTCCAGCGTTGTGATCTGTGTAGCCAGCGCACTATCCGCATTGGCCCGAGTGACTGCTTCTGACGAGATGGCAGCGGCGTTGGTCGCGATCCGCGTATCCTCTGTCGCGACCCAGGTGGTTCCGCTGTACCTGTAAGGTTTGTTGCCGTCGTCGCTATCGAACCAGAGATCGCCTGCCGCCAGCCCCGTAGTAGGGGCCGCTGCCTGCCTATAAGTCTTGTTCTTTCCGTTGGCCGTGGACTTGGCCGTGTTCACCTGAATGGTAAGGGCGGTGTCCGCATTTGCCCTGGCAGTGGCCTCAGAAGATATGGCCGCCGCGATGTCTGTGTCTACGGTGGCCTTCAGATTGGTTATCTGGCTGGCCAGGGCACTGTCTGCGTTCGCCCGTGCCGTAGATTCTGAGGTTATCTGCGCCTGGATATCAGAACCAACCTGCGCCTGTAGCGTGTCGATTCGGCTGGCTATGGCCTGGTCAGCGGTTGCTAAGGTAATCAACTCCTCAGTCACTGTGGCCTTGTTTGTTTCAAACGCAGATTGCAGGGTCGTTAGGCTGGTTGCAAGGGAGCTGTCCGCATCTGCGCGGGTGGCCTCTTCAGTCGTTGCGCGGGCTGTCCCTCCCTCATGTAGGGCAACTGTAGCAAGGTACCTGACAGTCTCGAGCTCGTTCATCATCTCGAGGTTGGTGACACCTGCCTTGAGGTCATCCACCACACCGTCAAGCAGCGTAACCTCAGATTTGGCTGCAACGAGGTCCGTGCGGATTAGGTCAAGGTCTGCCCGAACTATGGCGTTGACCTCATCAACAACCCCCGCGGCGACAGACTCTTTAGCTTCGCCTACCATCTCCTCAAACAGCCCACCCGGCTTCCGGATGTCGGTATCGATCGCGTCCAGGATGTCATCGAAATCTTCGAGCGTGGTCGCCTGCACCGGGTACCAGGCCGACAGGCCATAGGCGTTCGAGCCGCGGACGTAGTAGAAATACTGGGTTCCGGAGCGAAGCCCTGGATCCACCAGGTCAGTGGAGACGCTGAGACGGACCGCGTTGCTTTCGATCTGCGCGTCGGTAAGCGCCGTGGCGGATCTCCAGAACTCGTAGACCGCACCCGGGTAGGCGCTTCGCGGGTACAGGGCAACGCTGAAAGTCGCCACGCTGACGTCGACACTGTCAGGGGGCGTCGGCAGCAGCAGGTTGGATATCTGGATTGTCCGGGAGACCCACGGAGAGGATCGGCCTGTGGAGCTAACCGCCTTCAGCCTGAACATCCACTGGCCGGCACCTGCGTCCAGTTCGTCAAAGGCAGTGCCCGCCCCTACATACAGCGTGCGGAACGAAACATCAGTAGGGCCTTGGGCCTCTAGGATGTACTCAGTGACCCGGACGTCCTTGCTGGGTGTCCAGCTGACGGTGATCCGCTGGTGTTCGACCCCGCCTGCCAGGTACTTGTTGGCGACTGCCGTGATGTCCATTGGCGAGGCCACCGGGCCGCTGGGAATGTAGCTGTTCTGCGTCTCTGGTATTTGCAGCCCTCGCTCAACCTTCGAATACTTGTTCGGGTCGTGCTCAGTGGCGGTCACCGTGTAGACGGGCTCGTCCGGGTCCTCGTCGACGGATACCACACGGTACAGTGGCAGCGTCACAGATAAGCTGGCCAGGACCCACACGGCGCCGGCCAGCGGGGCTACACTCAGCGGCTCGAGTAGGGTCACCTGATCGCCTGCAAACGACTTGACCTGCTTACACTCGATGGATCCTGACGGAAGGACAACAGAGAGGAACCAAGTGTCGCTGGACACCTGCTCTGGCACATTGTCCAGGGTAAGCTCTGAAGTTCCAGGAAGCGTTACCCTCCCTCCCATCCTTGCGCCGGCCAGGCCAGGGTCAGCAACCTGGATGAACTCACCAGGGCGCAGGTCTGCGTGGTCTGCTGATGCTCGGTAGGTAAGGGTCTGGGTCTCCATTCGCTCGGAATAGAGGATCCACATACCAAGGCGCCGTGCCTGTCCCCGTGAGGTGCACCCAAGGGCGGTAACCTGCGTCTCCCGCCAGCCGAACAGCTCGATGCTGTCCGGGTCCTCGACGAATTCTGGCTTCTGCTTGTAATTGTCGTCAGGGTCGTTCCACATGACGATCGCTACGGAGTGGCGCTCACGCAGCGATGTGCCGGAGTATTCGAAGTCGCCGTCTATCACGTTCGCCGGGGTGACCAACTTGACCGGGTCGGCTGGCATGTCGGCCACTGGCACGATGCTGTCGGATCCCCAGTACGACATCCCGCGAAACACCGACGCGAGGTTGGACAGGACGGTGTTCGCCTCCTCGCGGGTGTTGAAGATGGTGTTGACGGTAAACCGCGGCTCCATGCCGCCATAGCCGTCAGGGACTAGCTCGTCGCAGTATTTTCCGATGGCATAGAGGGCCCACTTATCGACGTTCTTTACGTTGGCGCCGATGACAGGGTGTGTGGCCAAGTCGTAAAAAACCCAGGCGGGGTTATCGGTCCAGGCCTGCTTGAAGGAGCCGTCCCAGATACCGGTATACTCTCGGGTTTCCGGGTCGTAATTACTCGGAACGCTGATGATGCTGAGCTTGACGTCGTAGGACCTGGACGGCAGCTGGGAGCCGAACAGAGCCGCGTCGATCTCTATCCCTACTAGCGCGCTGTCAGGGTAACTCAGCTTGGCGTCGACCACCTCTACCATGGTCGCCCAGCTCATCTGGTCACGAATGTACTGGCTGTCAGACTCCTGTGAATTTCTGCGCACAAGTACATCGAATGGGCCGCTCCCGTTCAGCGGGATCCTGTAGGACCTCTGGTATGGGGAGGTGGTCTTGCCTGCTATCGTATCGGCCACGGCAGTGGTCCATGCACCCCCGGCCGCCCTCGTCTCGATCGAAAACGGGACAGAATACCCGTTCATGTCTCCGCTCTTGGCGTCAGACTTGCTAAGGCCAGCCAGCTGTATCGTCACAATCGCGGCATCTGCCTCGTTGTTAGACACTCGGCGGACGACGGGGGCGTTGTACTTGACTTCCGTGTTGATCTCAATCGAGTTCTCTACGGCCGGGAATCCTGGGACGTAGTCCTGGTCCGGGTACCCCTCTCTGGTGTGTACCGTTACCCCTGAGAAGTTGAACGAACCGTCTGCGTTCTGCAGTGGCGTGTCGTCCAGCTCGATGGACTGCAGCCCGTTCACCAGGCCGACGATCGGACCGTGCGCGATAAGGTCAAGGATGCGTCCCTGGGTTTTGCTGCGGAGCGTGTTAGGGGCTTCGACCGGCGTACGCTGCTTCTTTGACTTGCCTCCGCCGCCGGCGCCGTGAATGGCCTGGATCACAAGGGGATCTCCTCGGCGAACAGTCCGGCACTGACGACGATGCTGCCTACCTTGAGGCGGCCGTATCCGCGCGGCACAGCTCCGCCCTGCTTCGACCTATTCGAGGGTCCGTTGAACAGGTAGGAGGCTCGCTCATCGACTCCCTGCGTTTCGTCCATATCCACTCCAGGCATTGCCGTTGTCAGCTGGATGATCCCTCCCACGGTCATTCCAACACCCATTCCGACAAGGGCCGCGTTGCCTGTCATGACGCCGGCCACAATCAGGACAACTCCGACGATCGTACTGACCCACCCGCTGTTGGCCCCTTCGATCGCTGGGATGAAGTGAATCTCGCTGTACGTGCCGAGGGTCACCTCCAGGCTATCCTCGTCGGCTTCATCTCGGCCTTCCAGCGGCCCGCGGACGATGTGCCAGTTACCCGCCCTGATAACCTGTGAGAAGCCGGGAAGCTGTACGGCCAAGGCCCGTGCGGCTTCCCGCGGGGTGTCGACGTCGAGGCGGTATGAAGTCCCGAACCGCTCACCGAGGTGGCCATGGAGGTAGACCGTTCTCACCCTGCGTACCTCAGCCAGTGGGTTATGTGACGCCGGTAGCGGAAGACTGGCTCACGGACTGACAGCTTCGAGGGATCTACGGGCACCTTGCCACCAGGCTGATGGAGGATGAGTTCGCCATCGAGCAATATCCCGCCGTGATTCGGCGTGTCGCTCCTGATCTGTGCAAGCCAAACGTCGCCAGGCCGCGCGTCGTCCTCGTCGATGCGGACGAAGCCAGCCATCTGGAAGCCGTCCACGAAGTGGGTCTCGCCGGCCTCCCACCAGAGCCAGTCACGCGGAAACTCCAGCAGCGTTACTCCCTTCTCCAGTTGGTAGTAGTCCCGGATGAGTGCGTAGCAATCGGCTGTACCGTGGCGGAACCCACGGCCAATCAGCGGCTGTACCTCGACGCCAGGGCCCCACCACACGATGTCAGAACAGATCACCCCGTCGGTTGCGACGATGCCCCACGGCACCGCCGTGTTGATCTGGCCCTGCATGTCTGAGGCCGAGGGGGCCGCGATGTTGCTAGGGTGGCTGTGCACCACAGCCAGTAGACCGGCGGACATTGCGCGCCTGGTGTCTGCTCTGGAAGCAGAGAAGAAGTTCTCAGGGTCTTCGTGGACGTTCTCTACTTGCTGGCAACCGCCTTCGGTGATCAGCCACACCGCCTCTCGCGGAAATGCTTCGATCGCCTGTGCCTTGATCTGACCCAAATGCTCGTCGAACATGCTAGAACCTATCCACTCCAGGAAAGCCGTAGAACGGCAGCACTGCGTTGTCACCGAAGTGGCGTTTGCAGTCAGAGATGCGCTTACCGCACTTCGCCTGGCTAGGGTCTGAGGTGCTCTCCCCGTTGACCTTGAACATGGCCGAGCCGGTGTACGGGCATGTGACGCCGTCGTAATTCCACTGACCGTTGGCCCAGAAGCGGAAACGGTGCGTGCACGAGTCCCGCAGGACCTGCCTATTCGGAATCATCCGCCCTTGTTGGTCCATCGGAGCTGACAGCTCGAACTGGATCTGCTGGCGCTTCTGCAGCGTCTTTTTCTCAATCACGTAGTTGTCAGGAAGGAACATGGCCTCATGGTTGGGCGTCTTCCCGTCGTCCAGGTACTTTCGATAGGTGCGGATTCGCGTCACTGGGCAGCCGATGAGGTCGTCTGCGTTGATCACCAGGCTGAGGAACACCAGGTCCTTGGCAGCGAGGGTCAGCGTTGGCCTGGGCATAGGGCCGTTGCCCTTCCAGGTAAACCCCTCTGCCTTTATCGGGAGCGGCTGATACACATACCCGTTGAAAGAGATCGGCTGCCCGTCCACGGAGCTGTTGGAAAACCGAAGGATTCCGTCGCCAAATTTCCTCGCGTCAAGCTCGAACATCTGGACGATCGCGTCCTGCTCGAGCAGCTGTCTGTCGGTGGCGATGAGATCGGACATATCGTTCAGGGTGGTTGCGGTGGCCCAACCTTAGCCGAAACCTGTATTTCTGTAAATACAGGTCAGGGGTTGAAATCCTGAACGAAAGACGCCGAGAGAACATCGTCGTTGTAGTTGTTCCGAACCAGGCTGACTGACTTGCAGACGACCTTCACCTGTCTCCCGTCTGGGTGGTTCCACAGGAACGCTGTCAAGTCCTTCCTCTGCTTCAGCCAGTCATAGGTGCTCAATGCCTCCTCGTGGGTGAGGAACGACCAGACTGGGTCCCATTTGTCACGAAGGTGGTTGATTCCGTTGGCCTGACGCAACTCGTACCCGTCCCCGAAGGAAATCTTGGTGACTGACGCATCTACGTCCTCGGTCAACCCCCAGTCTGGGGTTCCGATATCCGGGAAAGTGTCCATTACGCCCTCCGTTGATTCCTGATCCAGATGTCCAGTGCCCCGTTCGGGCGGGTCTGCTCCTGCAGGGTGTCCATCACGGTCTTGCGGACCGCGGCAGTGAGGTCACGAGCCTGCCTGTTCGCATCTCCCCCCGAGCCGCCGTCTGCAGTCTGTACGGTGATCTGCGGGGCCAGGGTGATGTTGTATTCCGCGCCGGAGCCGGCCAGCCGCTTGGCGGACTTCTCTCTGGACGTCACGTTGGCCGGGCCGTGCACGATCTCCGGTCCGTACTCGCCGACGATTCCGTAGGAGTTGTAGGGGATGAATCCGCCGTCGTCATAGGCGCCGGCGTAAGACCCGCTGCCAGAGTTGCCGCTCTTTCCGGCGAGCTGTCCGATGGACAACGCTGCCACCAGCCCGGCAGATGCGTAGCCCTGGGCTGTGATGAAGGAAGCCAGCGGGATACCCATCACCTTCATCGGGTCGCCTGGGATCGTCAACGCTTGAGCAGCTGCAAGGTGCGTGTACATCAGGATCTGGGCTATAGCCAGCGCCTTCTGCGCGACAAACGCGGCCTTCTGGGCAGCTGTCGCGTCCTCACCGACGCTTGCGAACATACCGAGGATGTTCTCGGCGCTGCCGAGCATGGAAATCAAGGCCATCTGGCCCATTTGCTCGGCGTACTGTACCCGGGCCGTGTCTATGGCCCGGCTCTGATCCGAGAAGGTTTGCTGGGCCTGCAACAGGGCCGAACTTTTTTCCTCCTCGAGCTGCTTTAGCCGCTCGGCGTGCTCTGACTCCTGCAGGAACTCGGCGTCCAGAGCCGCCTGCCTTGCCTCGAACTCCTTCTGGATGCGGTCAACGTCGTTTCCATATCCGGTAGACAGGTCGCCCTGCCGCTTGCCGTACTGCGACAACCCCTGGGCCCGCTCGATCTCCACTCCCATCCAGTCGCTGAACGGCGTGGAGGATGCTTCCCCTAGTTGGAGGTTGGCCGACGGTAGTCCGTTTGTTGCGCTTTCTGCTGCCTTTCGCCCGATCGACTCCTTGATCCGCCGGTATTCCTCCAGGGAGACGTTGTTCTCCCTGAGCAGCCGATTCAGCTCGATCATGTCTGCCAGCGATTCCGAGAACGGCGAGTCCAGGTAGGACTCTCGCAGCTTCTCGAGCGACTGGTAGTTGGCGTTCTGCTCGATGGCCAGCTCGTAGTGGGCCTTACGCAGCTGCCAGATGGCCTTGGCCTTCTGCTCGGCTGTGATCTTTTCGTGCTTGTGGAGCAGGGCCAGTTGGGCCGTCTTCTCGTTGACCTCATCCAGCGACGCGCTGAGAGGATCTGCCTGCTTACGCAGCGATTCGTAGCTCGACTGCGCCTGCTTTAGGTCCTTCTCGAGCTGACTCTCGACCGAGGCCTTCTTGGCCGGCTTGCTGAGCTTTTCCTCGAGCGACGCAATGGCTTGCCGCAGCTGCAGCTCTTTCTTCAGGCGCTCAGCCTCAGCCACGGATGCTTCGGCGCCGAGCTGTCCGCCCCCGGCAATCAACTGGTTGTTGATGACCCGCATCAGCATTACGTCGGCGAGGTCTTCTTTGAGTACGGCCAGGTTCTCTGCGTCGCTACGGTAGAAGTCCTCCAGGGCGCGGCGGGCGTCTGAAAGCGCTTGGGCTTCGGTGTCAGCTTCAGCCTGCAGCTCGGCCACCTTTTTGGCGACCTCATCCCTGTGAGAGCTCAGCCTGTTGTACGTGTCTTGACCGGGGCGCTGACCGCCTGAGTCAATCGCTGCCTGGTCCTGCTTGGCCAGCGCGGCTATTTCGTTATCGATGCGCAGCAGTTCGCCGCGGGCCGTGGCCAGCTTCTGTGTGGCGCTGGCGCTGGTCTCTAGCTGCTTGGCCAGGGCCTCCTGGTCCTGCCTGGCGGCGTCCGCAGCAGCTATTTCTCCTAGAGACACCAGGTTCTCGCGTACTTCCACCGCCTTGGTATTGGCCTGTGCGGCGGCGGCAAGCGCATCCTTCCAGGCCCTCTCCGCCGACGCAAGTGTTTCCATGTCGGCTGCAGAGACCGTCCCGGCTGCTGCCCTTGCGTCAAGGGAGGCCTTTGCCTCGGCGAAGCGCTCGTATGTCTCGACCACCTTCTGCGCCGCGGCAATCTGCGCGTCCTGGCTTTTCACCGCGTCCATGGCAGTGCTGCCCATCTCGGCCAGCTTTTTGCTGGTGGCCTCGATATGCTTTTCGAACTGCGTGATCTGGTAGTTGTTGGCCTCGATCATGGCCTGAAGAGAGGATCTGGTCGAGTCGTCAAGCCCAGCCCCCTTGGCATCGAGGCTGGACTGTATGCCGGAGTTCCTCTGCCGAAGCTCTTCGATGCTCTTTTGGTCGGCCTGGATATTGCCGCGAAGCGCTTCCTTCTCCTTCTCCAAGGAGACCTGCTTCATCTGGTCCTTGAGTTGTTCGTAGCTGGACCTGAGATTGTCCACCTCCGATCGCTGGTCGATCAGGTCCTGGCGAGCATCAGAGCCGAAGGCTGCTTTACCGGCCTCGTAGATGCCCCAGATGAGGCCTACCCAGCCGAGTGCCCTGGACACGGCAGTCAGGGCTACTGACAGCCCTCCGAGGGCAGCTACAGCACCCCTGGCGGTGCTGCTGACCACTGACAGGCTGGCTGCCAGTGGCTGGTTTGCTGCGTACTGCAGCCGAGCCGAGGCTGCGGCCCTGGCTGCCGCCAGGTCAAATGCGTTGACGCTGGCGGCAGCAGTCCCAGCCTTGACCTTGAGCACGTCGTAGACGGTGTTGAGCTTGCCGAGGTCGCCAGCCAGTGCCCCTACCAGGTTTCCCCCGACGGAGGCGGCCTTGAAGGTGATGAGCCCCGCCCCGACCATCCCAATGACCTTGGCGAGGTTTTCTGCCCTCTGCAGAACCATGTCCAGCTGCGAGATGGTAGACCCGTCAGCCAGCGTCTCGATCGGCTCGGTGAGCTGGACGAGCCACTGGGCCAGCCGCATCGACCCCTCACGCATCTTCATCTCATAGGCGTCGAAGGCGGTGAGCTGCACCTCCTGGAACGCCGAAACAACCTGGTTCCAGTCCTTGGACAGGGTGTCCTCGATCTTCTCTCGCATGCGCTCAGCTGCGCCGGCCACGTTGTCGAGCTGGTTGCGCAGGTGCACCAGGTTGTCAGCCTGGTCGACCAGCGCAGCCACCGGCGAGGTAGCGTAGACGCCGACCAGGTCTTGGATCGCGCCAAGGCGCTCGGCGCCTGATACGTTGCTCAACGCCTTGCTGAGCTGGGTCACGATGTCCACGAGGCCGCGGGTCTTGCCCTCGGCGTCCAGTACGGAGATCCCGTACTGCTCCAACATCGCCGCGCCCTTCTTGGTCGGGTTCACCAAGCTGACGAACAGCCGGCGCAGCGCGGTACCGGAGCGCGATGATTTGATGCCGGAGTTGGCCATGGCTTCGATGGCCGCGACCGTATCGCGCATCGAGATGCCTGCGGTCTGTGCGGCAGGGCCAGCGTAGGTCAGGGAGTTCGCCAGCTGCTCGATGGTGGTGTTGGAGTTGGTGACCGCGGTCGCCATCACGTCCACCACTTCAGTCAGCTCCCCCGCTGTCTTGCCGAACGTCATCATCACGTTGGTGGCGATGTCAGCGGACTGGCCCATGCTGATGTTGCCGATCATGGCCAGGTCGAGCGCCGGGCGAAGTGCCAGCACGGCATCACCGGCTGACAGGCCTGCCATCCCGAGTTCGCCGAGGCCCTCTGCTACCTGAGACGCCGTGTATGCAGTGCTCTGGCCCAAGGCCCTGACTTGCACCTCCATCGCCGCCATGCTGCCGTTGTCCGACATCCACGCCGGCCTGGAGGTGGACATAATGGCGTCGGCCCGCGCCATGGTTGCGGAGAACTCAGACCCTACTGTGATCGCGCTGCGCAGGCCGGCGGCGATCGCATAGGTAGAGGATGCCGCTACGATCGTGGCGCTGGTATACATGCCAATGCTGGTATGCAGTCCTGCGAGTCCGGCGCGCAGCATAGCGGCGGATTGTGAGCCAGACGCCTGGGCCAGGGAGAGCTTCTTCTGCGCGTTTGACAGGCCCAACAGCTCAGTCGTGCTCATGGCCAGCAGGCGGTTGTAGCGCTCTTGCTCAGCGATCTGCCGGCGAGTCTGTGCCAGTTCGCGCCCATAGGCTCCGCTGATCAGATCTTTCTGGACCTTCAGCCGCTCTAGGCGATCGATCTCGGTCTGCCTGGCCCTGCTCAGCTCAAGCTGAGCCTTGCTCATGCCGTGTGCTGCCCTGGCCTCGTCCAGCAATGCCTCAGAGGCACGCTTGTTGGCCGCCTTCAGCGCCTCTGACCGAGCGACTGCCTCGGCTTCGGCCCTGGTCATTCCGTGCAGGGCGTTTGCCGTCTCCTGGATGACCTGGTTGGCCGCCTTCAGCGCAGAGGCTTGGCGCGCCGTCTGTGCGTTCTGCTCGGCCTGGACCTGTGTCAGCGCGGATACCGACTGCTTGGCTCTTTCATCTCCTGTGATCTGCCTTCGGCGCTCGGCAATCTGCCGCTGCAGCAGGACGATGTCCTGCTCCACTCCGCCGTGCAGACTGGCGTACTGGCGCTCCAGCTCGTTCAGCTTCTCCCGGCGACGCTCGTCTTCGGAGATTGCCCGGCGATTGGCTGCCAGCCGTACCTGGGCGCTGGCCAGAGCCCTCCCTTCCGCCGAGTCAAGGCTCTGGATGGCGTGCTCAAGCTCGATGGTCTTGAGCTTTCTGGCCTCTTCTGCGTTCAGGATGCGCTGGTTTGTTGCCAGCTTCGCCTTCAGGCGCTGGTTGTACTGACCTTCCGCGGTCAGCCCAGCCTGGATAGCCTTGACCAGGTACCGGTTCTGGTTGCTGAGCTCGGCCGTGATGTTGTTGGTGCGCTCTGCCCACTTGACGAAACTGCTCTTGGCGCCGGTGTCCTTGAGCAGCCGCTCCAGCTCTTTCAGCTCGCCGTTGTACGCGCGGGCGCGCGTCGTCAGGGTCAGGTTGTCGGCGGCTAGCTTGGAAAATAGCCCCTGGGCGGTGTCCCTAGACCGCTTCACCGCTGCCCCTGCTGCCTCTGCGTCTACCCCGACACGCTCAAGCGCCTTCTCCAGCTCGCTGAAGTGTTGGTGCATTTCCTTCATGAGCTTGCCGGCTGCACCAACCGGGGCCTTTGCTGCCTGCTGGACCTTATCCAGCGATTCTCCAAGTCCGCGTGTCTTTGCCTGGAACTCCGCCAGCTGCCGAAGCGCTTCGGAAAAGTCGATCTCGAACTTGTTGCTCATGCGTGGTTACCTGCGAGGCGGCCGGCGGGGTTTTTTCTGGCCGGGCGGCTGATCAACGCTGCCTTTGGCCTTTGCGTAGTGGTCGTACAGAACGCCGTTATCGGTCTCTTCCATGGCCCTGAAGAAGAGCGGTCTGAGGTCGGCGTCGAGGTGTAGAACATGGTCCGCAAACTGGGACATCTCCTGGTACTGCAGCGGCTGGTAGCCGTGTTCGGCATGCTGCCGCCTCCTGTGCAGGCGGAAGAACGCATCTACCAGCCACCGCATACCCGGCGGTGGCTCGACGAACCCCTCGAGGGCGGGGTGCTTTCTCCCAAACTTCTCCTCGAGGGCCTTCATCGCCTGCAGCCCTTTCGCCCCGTGCGTGATCAGGAAGCGGCAGAATCCTTTACCGACTCGGCCGCCTGTTCCTCGGCCTTCTCTCGGTAATTGCCACGGTTCATGGAGAATCGTTCGATGAACTGCAGGAGGTCGCGGAACCGAGGGTCCAGGAGGTAGTCCAGTCCGACTTTCGGGGTGTACTTCAGCGGTTTTCCGCCCTTGGCGACACCTTCCCAGTCCAGTAGCACGGTCTCGGCCAGGACCTTGGCGTTGATCTCATTTGCTACCCGATCGCTTTCTTCGGTGCCGGCTGTAACTTCGTCCCAGCGCTCCAGGGTCAACTTGGCCCGCAGTGCGTCAGCCTTGTTCGTATTGTGGCGGGCGATCTTGAACTTCGCGCCCATAAAGCTGGCCCATACCCCCTCTTCCGCCGCGGTCGGGTCCACTGCCAAGCTATCGATATCCAGCATGTGATTTCCTTGATTGGTTTCTGTATGAAGATGGCCGCCATCCTAATGGATGCGCGGCCATATTTACAGCTTTACAGGTTTGCGCTTACGGCTTCGCCACGTAGACGACGGCGATCGCGCAGGTGCGCGTAACAGCGCTGATGGTGACCTCACCTTTCTCCGCGGTCAGCGTCAGCGAGGTCTTGTAGTCCTGGTTCTCACCGTCGGCGCTGTTGGAGGGGCTCTGTGACACCAGGTTCGGCAGGTAAATCGTGTACGTGCCGTCAGCGGTCTCGATCGTCATCTCGGCGGAGAGGCGCTTGTTCTTCATGTGCGCGTCGAGCATGGTCTGGTCGAAGAAGTAGATCTCGCCGGACAGCGACACCCCGACCTTGCCCATGCCTACGCCGGCGGCGAACTCATGGCCGAGGCCGGGCTGCTCGCGCACGTTGTTCTGCACCTGCAACGAGGCGTCGGAGAACACAACTTCCAGCGGGGTGCCGCTGGGGTCCTTGATCACCAGGTTCTTCAGGTTGTTCGAGCTGTCGGCGATCTCGTAGTCGGCTGGCACCAACTTGGCGGTCGCCAGACTGCCGCCGAGGCCGTTGGCCCCCGCTGCGGCACTGCGGTAGTCGGCGAACATCGAGATCGTGTTCAGCGCCATCGTCATCAGTTCACCGTCACCGAACTCCAAGGTGAAGTCGTTCACCATGGTTCCGTAGTAACGCTCATGGAACAGCAGGTCGGTCTCTGCTGGCCCACTCTTGACGGTTTTCTCGACCGCCATGAACTTCTTGATGTCGCTGTCGGTGATGAAGACGCCCTTGCTGGTGTCCAGACCGTCCACCGGCGCCCATTCAGCCATCAGTCCGAGCGAAAGCATGTCCTGGATGAATGGAGTTGCGCCGAATTCAGTCGTCACCGCGCCGGACGCACTGCCTTTCGTGTTTTTGGAGTTGCTCTGGCGGCGGTCATTGGTGATGGCCGTAGAGGTCTTTGCCTCTTTCGCCATGCTGAACCCCTCGGTGGTGAAGGGAATAAGGTTGAAAGTGACGCCTGCGAAATCACCTGCGGAGACCCCGTCGCCGATCGCGTATGCCAGCGAAACGGCGGAAGTATCAGTGAAGCTCTTGACTGGCATAGGCCTACCCTCTCGAGATGTCGAAGTCAAAGTTGAGCACGCCGCTGTACGACGTGAATCCCATCACCTTCGTCGTGCTCAACGGGGTGAAGGTGCGAAACCGGATACCCCGGATCGTCTTTTCAGCAAACCAGTTGGAGACTCCCTCCAGCCGGCGCCTGTTTGGTATCTCCTGCAGGCTGTCCTTGGTCAGCAAGCTGACCACCAACTCCCCTCCGCAGCGGGTCGGGGAGACTGCGCTGACACCGGCCCGCTTGGTGTCTACAAGCTCTGCCTCGAACAGAAAGAACTCTTCGTTCTGGTCGAACAGAGGGCCTGCCTGCAGGTCCCCGACGTCTTGGTCGTCGGAGAAGCTAAACGCGAACCGCGTTCCTGGTGCGACCTGCTCAAACACGATCTCGCGGATGAACGCGAGCGAATCAGTCATGGACTGGAGCATCACAGAGTCCTCTGCCTGGTGTTGCCGGCGATGATTCGGCGCGCCGCGGCGGCGAGTGTCCGATTCACGGCCTCTGCACCCGCTGCCTCAATACCAGCGTTGGCGGAATACTCGTCTTCTCCGCCGACTGCGTTGTAGAAGTAGAACTTGAACTCAGGCCGCCGGCCGGACACCAGGTCGTCCAGGACCTCTTTAAGCTCTCGCTCGCGGACGAATCGCACGGTGGTCGGCAGGTTGATCCCGCCGTCACGCCGGTAGCCGACAGGGGGGACTGGAGCCCTTCCGCCTTTGGTGCCGCGCAAGTCGCGCACCTTGCCAAGTTTGCGCTGCCAGGGGCGGCTCTTCCCCTCTCCGGCCAGCATCCAGTGCGCCGCCGCGTTGGACGAGTCGTGTTTCGTTGCCTTTACCGCGGCTTCCAGGCCCTCTAGTAGCGCTGAGCGGATAGCTCTGTTGAACAACTGCCCAACAAAATCGGCCATTTGGTTAGCCTGGGCGGTGAACTTCTTGCTGCCGGCCATCACTGGCACCTCAAGATGTACTGCCGCTCGCCGGGTTGCGTTGACACCTGGCGGATCACGCGACGTCGGCCATCGATCTCGAGGGCCATCGTCGACGGCGCCGGTTTGAACCCTATGTGCTTGCTGTCGATCACCACCTCGAAGTAGTTCTCCGAGTCGGTGGCCCACAGTGCAAAGTCGCGGTATTTGGTGAGCACGCCGGTGACGTTGTAGGCCGTGCTGGTCGCGTCGTATGCGTGGGTTGCCCTGTTGTAGACCTTGCCACCCTCGACGTGCAGAACGAAGTCCAGGCGATGGTCAGGCTCCTCGTCCACACGCAGGCCTGCAAGGCCGCTGTCCGGGAAGGTATCGACGACGCGGTAGCGCTTGCCGTGCAGTTCTACGAAGTCCCACTCCTCGCATTGAATGTGGGCTGGCAGGAAGGCGAAGAAATTCTCCACCTTGACTTCATAGGTGTCCGCCTCGTTGGCGCTTGTGCGGAACTCCAGGTCGACGAACGCCCTGGCTACCTGCTGCTCCACCAGCCAGCCTGGATTGTCTGCCGGGCCCGCCGGAGACTTACGGTAAATGGTGGCCAGCCCGGCGCTTCCGTTCGGCTCGTCGGTGGCCAGGTGGCACACCGTCAGGTCAACGTACGGCTGGCCGTCAAGCGCATCCGATCGGGTCTGGCCGAGCAGGTAAACCTGACCAGTGCCAGGGTGCCGGAACGTACGGCTAGCCGGAAAGGTGGTGCCGAACTCGGTGTAGAGCATCCGCCGGCGTAGTGGCTTGTTGAAGTTCGACAGGAACCGGTCGGTCAGATCAATGCGGCCGATGAACCCAGGGACGAACGATTCAGTGGTCTCGTCCCAGACCTCCATTGGCTCGGTGATCTTCCTCGCTGCGATCTTGTTAAGAAACATCGCTGCGGGCCTCGGTGACTGGGTCACGCGCAGGGGTTACGCGAGAGATCACGGTCATTACTGCAGCTGACTGCTGAGAGCCGAGGACCTCGAGCAGCTGTTCCCGGAAGCCTGCAGCCTTGGCCAGCATCGATTTCTGCAACCAGAGGAAGCCCTCTTGGTCGCTGCGCTGGCCCTCGTTGGATCCGTCCGTGCTCTTGGTCAGCACGAACACAGGCGCCGTGGCAGCTACCGCCGCGGCGCAGAAATACTTGGCGAACAGGCGGAGCAGTCGGTACCTCTTCACATCCTCGACTGCTGCCGGTTCTCCTTGGCCTGCCATGATCATGGCCTGCCAATCGCCTGCCCACCCGTCCAGCTCAACCGCCAGGTCGTCGTCCAGTCCGTACGACGCCAGGGTTTCGTCAGGCAGGTCTGCCTGTGACACCGTCAGGACTCCGCGGATCTGGTCGAACGTGGTCAGGCTGAACAGGGGCATGTCAGACTCGCTTCAGCAGGCGGGCTTTGAGCTGGTTAGCCAACCAGCCGTCGTTCAGCAGGTCCTTCTCGGCCTTCGGGCCGATGGACAAGCCGGACGAGTGTTGGTACAGGGTCGAGTGGGTCAGGTTGACCACCTTGACCAGTGCCTGGGCAGGCCCTTCCTTCACTTCCGGCTCCGGCAGGGGCGCGGGCCCTTCCTTCACTTCCGGCTCCGGCAGGGGCGCGGGCCCTTCCTTCACTTCCGGCTCCGGCAGGGGCGCGGGCTCTTCCTTCACTTCCGGCTCCGGCGCGGGCGCGGGCTCTTCCTTCACTTCCGGCTCCGGCGCGGGCGCGGG